TCACGCCGCGCGGGCGAGACGCTGCCTGACCTCCCTGACGAGGGTCCGCACATGATCGACGGAAAGGCGATCCCGCCGCAGAAAGGCATGCATGGTTGGATCGTCGAGGAGATCGTCCAGCGACGGCTCCCATATCCACCGATCAAGCCCGAAGTCTTGCGCCCGCATTTGCCCCTCCCAAGGTCTGCTATTCTTGACGACGGCTGATGTCTACACCGCATCCGCCCGCTCGTCCGTGAACATTTGCACACAATTACTACCCAGCCGACAAAGCCAGGATGGCCAAGCACAATTCAGTTTTCGGCCTTCGGCACGGACCCCAGACGCTGCAGAAATTCAGGCTCGTCGTAATCGCCCATTTCAGGGTCGGCGGTCTGACGGACGACATCCACGCCGGCAACGCTGCCACCCTCCATCATGCGGCTGGCGCGTTGCAGGGCCTGTGGCTCGGTCTTGTAGGAAATGGGGGGCTGAGGTTTCAGTCCACCCCTTTTGCCGAGGATGTACGGCTGGCAGATGAACAAGGTTTCGAGGGCCATGGCGGTATTCCTGCGGCAAGGGCGACTACCGCAGGGTGTTTCTATTTCGTTCTTTTGTCAATATGCATGGTCGCGCCGGGATTCGCGCCCCCGGTCACCGCGCCGTGATCCCGTACCTTTCCCGCTGCCGGTCCCATTCCACCGGCATGTCGTCCATCAGGTTGGCAAGCTGGATTGTCCGCGGCTGGCGTCCATCGAGGATGGTTTCGACGATGTCGGGGGCCAGCAAGGTCAGGCGGTAGATGCGGGTCAGGTAAGACGGATTGATCTTCTCGGCTTCGGACAATTCGTTCAGGGATGCCACCTTCCCGGATTCAAGCATGCGCTTCCAGCGGTGGGCACGGGCCAGCGCCTTCAGCAGCGTGTCGTCGGGGGTGGGTTTGGCGCGCACCGGCACGCCGTCGCCCTCAGGCACGATCACCAGCTTGCGGCCGCCATATCGCCGCAGAGTCAGCGGCACACGGATGGTCAGGGTGTCGATCCGGATGTCGGCGGTCATGCCGCGCTCCTGTCGCCAGTCTGGGCGGTGATGTCGGCGATGACGCTGGCCAACCCCTCGGCGCGGAGGCGGACCTCGGCGCCGTCGGGGGTGATGGACACTTTCTCGACCAGAAGCTGGAGGATGCGGGCCTGCTCGGCCGGGAACAACTCGTCCCAGAGTGCCTCGAAGCGGTCGAGGGCGGCGTGCAGATCGGCCGGGGCCATGGTTGGTGCCATCCGTTCGGCCCGCGCCCGGATCTCGGGGGCGCGCAACAATGCCCGGACCTGTCCGATGACGGCCGCCTCGATCTCACCGGCGGCAATGCTGCGGACCGGGCAGGACTCGTGGCCGGAATGGATCGCCTTCATGCAGGTATAGTACCGGTACAGCCGCCCCTTCTTGCGGGTATGGCTCGGCGTCATGGCCCGGCCACAATGGGCGCATTGGATCAGCCCCTTCAGCGGAGCCGGGGTCGAAGATCGCACCGCGTTGGCCCGCTTGCGGGGAGCATTATCGGTCTTCACCGCCATCACCTTGTCCCAGGTGGCCCGATCGATGATGGCAGGATGCTCACCGGCATGGACTTCGCCCTTGTGGACGGCCTCGCCGAGATAGACCCGGTTGTCGAGCAGCTTGTAGAGGAAGTTCTTGGTGATGGGCGCGCCGTCGCGGTGCTTGCCGTCCTGGGTGGTCCAGGACTTGGTATGGTGACCGGCGGCGTTGAGTTCCTTCACCAGCAGGGTGGCGGAGCCGACCTTGAGGAAGCGGTCGAAGATGTGGCGGACCAGATCGGCCTCTGGCGGGTTGACCACCAGCTTGCGGGCGACGACGTCGTAGCCGAGCGGCGGCACCCCACCCATCCACATGCCCTTGCGGCGGGAGGCGGCGAATTTATCGCGGATGCGCTCGCCGATCACCTCGCGCTCGAACTGGGCGAAGCTGAGCAGGATGTTCAGCGTCAACCGCCCCATGGACGTGGTGGTGTTGAACGACTGCGTTACCGACACGAAGGTGACGGCGTTTCGGTCGAACACCTCGACCAGCTTGGAGAAATCCATCAGCGAGCGCGACAGGCGGTCGATCTTGTAGACCACCACCACGTCGATCAGCCCGGACTCGATGTCGGCCAGCAGACGCTTCAGGGCGGGACGTTCCAGGTTACCGCCGGAGAAGCCTCCATCATCATAGTGATCGGGAACCGGGACCCAGCCCTCGGCCTTCTGGCTGGTGATGTAGGCATCACAGGATTCCCGCTGGGCGTCGAGGCTGTTGAATTCCATCTCCAGCCCCTCTTCCGAGGACTTGCGGGTGTAGATGGCGCAGCGGACCTTGCGGATAGGCTTGGGCGGGTTCATCGGCTGGCCTCCAGCTTGCCGTGTTTCCGAAGTCCGAAAAACAACGGCCCGTTCCAGCGGGTGCCGGTAATGGCGCGGGCCACCGCCGACAGGCTCTGGTAGCGGCGGCCCTGCCATTCGAAGCCATCGGCCAGTGCGGTCACCTCCTGCAGCACGCCTTGCCATTCCCGGATCAGCTTGGTGCCGACGATGGGGGCTGTCATGTCCTTGGGTTTGGGCTTCTTCTTGCCGTCCAACTCATCGACCAGATCGTCGAGGCGGCGTTCGGCCTGGGCCGACAACCCGCCAAAAGCCAGTTCCTGGATCCGGTAGGCCAGTCGCTTGACCAGGAAGGTGCGGTTGTAGGGCGGCGGCTCGGTGCCGGTCAGCTCCCGCCACATCGCCTTCAACTTGGGCGTCGGCAGGGTCGGCAATTCGGCCACCTGGGAAAGGATCGCGGTTGTCATTTACGGGGTCTCCTGCAATTGCGGTCAGACCCATGGACGCTCTGGTTGGCGGTGAAGTCGACGGAACAGTCTCCGGCGTCAGCAGATAAACGAGTGGACTTCCGCGCCATCAGGCGCATGGCCCCGGTCGCCAGAATCTCGGCGATTTCGTCGAGGCGTTCGGCGGCGGTCATGTGGTCGGGATGGAGGGCGATGGACATGGGGCATACCGGGAATGAGGAACGATTAGTGATCATTCCCTTATGACTCGCCGATATGTATTCGGACTATTCCTAATTGTCAAACAGGCGTCGCGAGACCCAGACGATTCGACCGGCAATGCGGATTTCCTCGGCTATACGCTCATAGGGGCTGTAGCGGGAATTGTCGGAGATGATCCGCAGGGTCGGCGATTCGCCGCCGGAGAGGCGCTCCAGCCGCTTGGCCACCAGACCAAATCCGTCATACAGGACGAAGATGCCGGTGGGCCTTGGATTGGTCTGGGTGGTGTCGATCATCACCACGTCGCCGCTCATCAAGGTCGGCTCCATACTGTCGCCGCGCACCCGGATCAGTCTCAAACCGGCGGGCTTGAGGCTTAAGATGTCGCGCAGCCAATGTCGTGGAAAGTACCAGGGCGCTCCCTCCGGCTCGTCATCGACGGCAGCGCCGCCGCCCATATCGGCCTCGACATTGACGAACGGCACCGCTGCGTAATCGCGCTCCGGCATGGCGTCGTCGTCGGGGGCATTGCTCGCTCCTTCACCATAAACCAGGGCCTCCACCGACATTTTCAGTACGGCGGCGACGCGGGACAATTTCTCGCTGGATGGGTCGGCCGACCTCCCACGCAAGATGTCGTAAACGAATGACCGTCCGACGCCGGCAGCCTCGGCGACGTGCAGCGCCTTCATGTGAAGTTCCTTCATGCGGGCGCGCATGCGGTCGGCCAGGGTCTCGGTCATGGGGGCTCCTCGAATTTGTACTTCTCCATAAAATAGGATTCGTCCTAACTGTGTCAAGCTTGATACGCTCCGGCCATCCGATACGAAGGGGGGCCACATGGGCACCAGCAAAGACAATATCGCCAACCACGTCAGCTCGTTCATCGCCGATGTCCAGCAGGAGGTGGATTCCTATCTGGCGGCAACCGGGACGGCACCGACCATGTTCTGCAAGGCAGCGGTCAACGATCCCAATCTGCTGCGCCATATCGAGCAGGGGCGCCGCCGCCTGACCTTCGCCATGGCTGTCCGCCTACGCGATTACCTTTCCGAACAAAAGCACAACATTGACAGTGCCGGTTGCGGGAGGGTCGCCCAATGACAATCCCCAACCGCCCCAGCCTCGGCGATCTGATCGGCATGCCGGTCGGTGATGTCGCCGCCCTGCCGGCCGATATGCTGGCCATGCTCCAGGAAGAGGTCGACGAGTCCCTGCGTCGTGCCAAGGCCGTCAAGGACCGGCTCGATGGAGCGCTGGACAGGAAATACGGCACCATCGCCGCCGAGTTGCGGAGTCGGGAGGGCAAGGACACCGGCACGGTGCGTTTCGATGATGGCGCCGTCACCGTGGCGGTTGATCTGCCCAAGAAGGTGGACTGGGATCAGGAGCAACTGGCGGCCACCGTCGAGCGCATCCGCGTCGCCGGTGACGATCCGGCCGAATACGTCGATCTCGCCTTCAAGGTGCCGGAGCGCAAATACGCCGCCTGGCCAGCCCACATCCGAACTGCCTTCCAGGCCGCCCGCACGGTGAAGACCGGCAAGCCCAGCTTCGTGCTGAAACCCATCACCCCCTGAGACAACGACGGGGCAGCCCGTACCGCAAGGGCGGGCAGGTATCCCTTCGGCGCCCGGTCAAAGCCCCGTCGTCCCCGCTCTGAATTGGAGAATCTCCCCATGGCCGTTCGCATCATCACCGCCGACGAGCGCCTGTCGTCCGCCGCCAACAAGACCTCGGTGGCCATTTTCGGCCCACCTGGAGTCGGCAAAACCTCGCTGCTGAAGACCCTGCCGCCCGCCCACACCGTCTGCCTCGACTTGGAGGCGGGCATGAAGTCGGTCCAGGACTGGTCCGGCGCCAGCATCCCGGTGCGCAGCTTCGGCGACTTCCGGGACTTGGTGGTGCTGATCGGTGGCCCCGATCCGGCGGCCGATCCCAACGCCTATTACAGCGCCCAGCATCACCAGCATGTGCGTTCACTCTATGCCGGATCGGGCGTCGAAGAATTCCTCGCCTCCATGCCGGTGATCTTCGTCGATTCCATCACCGACCTAACTCGCCAGGCCATGGCCTTCGCCAAGCAGCAGCCGGAAGCCTTCTCCGATCGCACCGGCAAGCCTGATATCCGCGGCGCCTATGGCCTGCTGGGCCGGGAAGTCATCCAGGCGCTGAAGCACCTGCAGCACGCGCCGGGCAAGACGGTGATCTTCGTCGGCGTGCTGGAGAAGGTCACCGATGAATTCAACGCCATCAGCTGGCAGCCGCAGATGGAGGGATCGAAGGCGGGGCGCGAACTGCCCGGCATCGTCGATCAGGTCATCTCAATGCACCTGTTCTCCCACGACGCCGACGGCAACTGGGAACTGAACGAGAAGGCCGCCGAGCGCCGCCTCGTTTGCCGCTCCGGCAATTCCTACGGCCTGCCTGCCAAGGACCGCTCCGGCCGCCTGGAGGTGACCGAGCCGCCCGATCTGGGTGCCCTGCTGGCCAAGATCAACCGTATCCCCGCCTGACCGAGAGGAGATTTCCCATGTCCTACGACTTCAACGACGCCCAACCCCAGATGATGCCCCAGGGCGAAGTGATCCCAGACGGCACCTTCGCCAAGATCCGCATGACCATCCGCCCCGGCGGCACCAACGGCTCGGCCCCCATGGATGCCGGCCTGCTCAAGGCCTCGGCCGACAGCGACGCCAAAATGCTCGACTGCGAATTCACCGTGGTCGAGGGGCGGTTCGTGCGCCGCAAGTTCTGGCAGAACTTCACCGTCTCTGGCGGCAAGCTGGACGACAAGGGCCAGAGCAAGGGCTGGAACATCTCGAAGGCATCGTTCCGCGCCATGGTCGATAGCGCCCTGGGCCTCAACCCCAAGGATATGAGCGAGGCGGCCAAGGCCAAGCGGGTGATCCAGGGCTTGAAACAATTGGACGGCATCGTCTTCGTCGCCCGCATCATGGTTGAGCCTCCCTCCGATCCCAAATTCCGCGCCAGGAACAAGCTGGCTAATGTAGTGCTGCCAGGAGAGCCGCAATTCGACGCGGTGATGCGGGGCGAAGAGGTCGAACCCGATCCGGTTGATGCCAAGCCGCAGAAGTCGGCTTCGGGCACGGTGGCGCAGAACGCCCCCGCCTGGGCGGCCGATGCGGCTCCGGCGCCTTCATCCTCGGCTGGCGCGCAACAGCAGGGTGGTGCGTCGTGGACTCAGCAGCCCCCGGCGGCGGCCCCGCCGCAGGCCTCACCGCAGCCGGCGGCCAACGGCCCGGCTTGGCTCAATGGCTGAGGGAGATGCCGCTCGTCCTCGGGCGGGCGGCCCCACCATGACCGATGATGAATGGCAGGCGCATACGACGCGCCAAGCGGCAAAGGCGATCGGCGAATGGCTCGAAGCCCGAGGAAAACTGCACCAGCCCATAAGGGCGCTGGCCATGTGGGAGTTGGAGGCCATGGCCTCCAACGCCATCGGCAACTTCATCGTGCTTGCCTCGCAGCGGATCAAGGCGGAGCCCGATCAGCACCCGGAGCTGACCCGGCTCTTGCTGGGCTGAACCTTTGCGCCATCTGCGGTCGCGAGGCCAGGGGGTTCGGCTATGTCCACCGGCTGCGCCATGACGAATACCCGTTCCACCGCTTCTGCTCAATGCGCTGCCAGCAGGCCGGCGCCAAGATCGCAAGGGACCATAACGGCATGATCGACAAGACCGCCCGAGAAAACCAGGCCATCCGAGATGCCCGCCGTCCCTTCGCCGAGGCACTGACGGCGCTGGCCCTGATGGAGCCGTTCTACCACCGCACTGCCGAGGATATCGACCGCCTGATCGAAGCCGCCGTGACCGGCTATGTCGAGTCCATGCAGCGCCAAGCCGGTGTCAAGGAACGTTCTGGCCTGCCGTTCGACGACGAAATTCCATTTTGAGGCCCGCCATGCTCGATCTCAACACCGGCTCCGGCTGCCAGTACCAGAAACCCGACCGCGATCCCGGTATCACCGTGGCGGTCAACGCCGCCATTGATGCGGCGCTGGTGGTGCGCAATCGAGAGCAGGCCGCCCGCCAGTATGTCAGCACGTCGGGCATCGGCCGCGAATGCCTGCGCCAGATCCAGTACGACTATCTCGCCGTGCCCAAGGACGACGGGCGCGATTTCGAACCCAAGACGCTCCGCATCTTCGAAGCCGGACACCGCGGTGAAGACGTGGTGGCGGCGTGGCTGCGCGCGGCCGAATTCGATCTGCGCACGGAACGCCGTGACGGGCGGCAGTTCGGGTTCTCGGCGCTGGGTGGACGCTTCAAGGGCCACATCGATGGCTGTCTGGTCGGCGGCCCGGTGGCCATGGCCTATCCCGCCCTGTGGGAGAACAAGGCGCTGGGCGTGTCCTCCTGGAAGGACGTGGTGAAACGCGGCGTGGTGCTGTCCAAGCCGGTCTACGCCGCCCAGCTTGCCCTCTACCAGGCCTATATGGATCTGCCGGCCCCGGCGCTGTTCACCGCGCTCAACCGGGATACCTGGGAAATCCACTGCGAGCTGGTGCCGTTCGATGCGGCCCTGGCCCAGATCATGAGCGATCGCGCCGTCCAGGTGGTGCAATCCAGCGACGCCCAGGAATTTCTGCCGCGCGCTGCTGCCGAACGGACCTCGGTGGTCTGCCGCGGCGGCAAGACGGCAGGCGGCTGGCATTCATCCTGCTCGTGGCAGGACCGCTGCTGGGGAGATGCACGATGACGACGCAACATCGCCCCTTGAGCTACGAGATCCTCCAAATTCGCGAGACTGGCGGCCCCCGCACCATCGCCCGGATCTGGTGCGCCGCATGCGGCGACACCCTCGATCTCACCCTCACCGCGAATCGTCACGCCGACAACGTCGAGCGGCGGGCCAAGGCCAAGGGGTGGGACTGCGACAAGAACCGCGCCAGCCGCACCATCTGCCCCGACTGCAAGGCGGCTCCTCCCGCGAGAATTAAGCCGGCCATGCCCGTCGCACCGAAAGCCTGCCGATCCGCCACTGCGGCGAAATCCGCTGTCCCAATCATCAATATGGAGCCACCGATGACCGCCATCACCCCTGCCGTCCGCCCCGCCACCCCCGACGAGCGCATGCGCATCCGCCACAAGCTGGACGGGGTGTTCGACGATGCCAAGGGCATGTACTTGGATGGCTACAGCGACCAGCGCGTGGCCGAGGAACTGAAGCTGCCGCGCAAGATGATCGAGCAGATCCGCGAAGCCGCCTATGGCCCGATCCGCACCGATCCCGAGATCGAGCAACTGCGGACCGACATCACTTCCCTGGTTTCCCAGGCCAGCGCCCTGGCCAACCGGCTGGCCGAGGTCGAGAAGCGTTTCCAGCCCAGATAACCGGGAGCCTGCCCGCGATGACCGACATCACGCCTTCGGATAATCAGGCCCGCGCCATCGTTGCCATCCGCGACTGGTTCCAGAATCGCAGCGATGAGCAGCCGGTGTTCCGGCTGTTCGGCTTTGCCGGCACCGGCAAGTCCACCGTGCTGAAATTCGCCCTCGACGATCTGGGCCTCAGCCCCCATGCCGAGGATAGGCCCGGCGTGGTCACCGCCACCTTCACCGGCAAGGCCGCCTTGGTGCTGCGGCGCAAGGGAACTCCGGCGCGGACCATCCACAGCCTGATCTACAGCGTCATCGAGGCCACCGACGAGGAGATCGAGGAAGCAGGAAAGCGCATCACTCAGGCGGAATTGAATGCCCGTGGGTTGATCGGTTTCGACCGCACCGCCGCCGAGGCCGCCATCGAGGCCATGCGCCAGACGCTACGCGACATGAAGAAACCGCGCTTCGCCCTTAATCCCGACAGCCCTGCCGCCAGCGCCAAGCTGATCGTCTTGGACGAGGTGTCCATGGTCGGAGACGAGATGGCCCGCGACCTGATGAGCTTCGATCGCCCCATCCTGGTGCTGGGCGATCCCGGCCAGTTGCCGCCGATCAAGGGCGAGGGTGCGTTTACCCAGGCGGCCCCCGACATCATGCTGACCGAGATCCACCGCCAGGCCGCCGAGAGCGCAATCATCCGTCTCGCCACCATGGCCCGCGAAGGCCAGCCCATCGGCTTCGGCCAATATGACGACCATGCCTGGAAGATGCGGATGGCCGACGTCACCCCGCAGCAAGCCCTGCGCGGTGGTCAGGTGATCTGCGGCCGCAATACCACCCGGTTCCAGTTGAACAACGCGCTCCGTCGCGCTGCCGGATTCGGCGGATCGTATCTGCCCACTGGCGCCGACGAGAAGGTGATCTGCCTCAAAAATCAGAATGATCTGGGCCTTATCAACGGCATGTTCCTGACTCTTGCTGACATTGTCGACGAGGGCAGCGTTTATTTCTCCGCCACCGTTACCGACGAGGCCGGCACTCCCATTGGCCCGCCAGCCAAGGATGGCAAGCCGGGGCGACTGATGCTCTACAAGGGGCACTTCGAGGATCATGTCGCCCTTGATCCCCACCGCCATGACCGAGACTGGCGGGACAAGAAGAAGCTGACCGAGGCCACTTTTGGTTGGGCGATCACCTGCCACAAGGCGCAGGGCTCCCAATGGGAGAACGTCATCGTCTGGGACGATGGCCTGGGCCGCACAGAGCAGGACCGCCGCCGCTGGCTATACACCGCCATTACTCGTGCAGAAAGGGGGCTGGTGATACTCGCATGATCGACCTCAATGACGTCTGGCAACCGCCTGCCCGTTTTGACCTGCCCGAAATTCGTGGTCGCCTGGCCGCCACGGCACCGGACTGGCTGCCGGGGCTGTTTCCTCAAGGTCGGCTGTCCCCGGATCGCCGGACGCTGCGCTGTGCCGATTTGTCGGGGCGTTCGCCGCGCAAGGACGGCTCGTGCATCATCCATCTTGGCGGTCACCATGCCGGTTGGGGCTTCGACCATGCCACCGGCGAGAGCGCCGGTCCCATCGATCTAATCCACCACGCCACCGGTCTTGCCGACCGCGACCTGTTCGAGGAAGCCGCCCGGCTGGCCCGCATGGATCTGCCCGCCCCGCAACGAGCCATGACGCCCAAGCCGACGCATGACCTGGAAATCGCCCGCATCCTCGGCGGTGTCCGGCCGCTGGTCGGCACCATCGGCGAGATCTATCTCCGCCACCGTGGTGTCGGCGATCCGCGGTCGCCCGATCTGCTGTACCACGACGACCTTCCCGACTTCGACGGACGGCGAGGCTGGCCAGGGCTGGTGGGGATTGTCCGTGACGGTGCCGGCAACCCCATCGGCGGTATCCACCGCACCTTCCTGCTCGACGATGGCAGCGGCAAAGCGCCACCCGGCAAAAAGATGCTGGGATCGGTGGCCGGCGGTTCTGTCCGCTTGTCACCCATTCCCGCCGACGGCCATCTCGGCATCGGCGAGGGCATCGAGACCGCGCTGTCGGCCTGGGCCATCTTCGGCATCCCCACCTGGGCGGCACTGTCGGCGGGCAATCTGCGCGACTGGCAGTGGCCCGAGGGCATCCGGCGCGTCACCATCTTCGCCGATGCCGGTGATGCTGGCATGCAAGCTGCCGCCACCCTGGCCGAGCGGCTCAACGCGGCCGGCATCCCGTCCACCATCGTCGCGCCCCTGCATGGCGACGACGTCAACGACGATCTCGGGAAGGGCGCGGCGGTTGCGCATTATAATGTGCAGCCCGCTGTCGAGGAGGCCCCGCCCACCTTCGAGAGTCTGATGGCGCAGGTGGAATGCCTGCAAGACGGCGATGCCATCGCCCTGGGCCGCCTCTATGCCCAGATCGCCAGCGGCAACCTGGAGATTTTCCAGCAGGACAAGCTGTTCGCCGCCATCAGAAAGCAGGCCGGCATCGGTATCCCCACCTCGCGGCGACAGGTGGCCGCCCTGCGGAAGACGCTGGATGCTGCGGCGGCGGATCACGAGGCCGACGATGTCAGCTTCGACGACGAAGTACGGCAGATGGCCACCCTCTATCCACTGCCCCGAACCGAGGGTGTCGATCTGCGTCTGTGCCGCGCGTCCCGTTCCGGCGAGATCATGGTCCATCGCAACATGGGCAGCGGCAAGGATGGCCGAACCGTGTGGCAGCCGGTTGCCAGCCCGTTCGGCATTCCCTTCCGGCTGCGCTATCTCGACCAGGACGACGCCTACGGTTTGCGGATGGTCATCCGCGATATGCATGGAACTTCTCGGGTGGTGGACTTTCCCCGTTCGGCCATCGCCCAGCAAGGGGCGCAGGAAATCCGCTCCGCCCTTTATGCCGCCGGTCTGCGCACCTGTGCCGACGGCGATCAGGTCGCCGTCATGCTGCTGAAGGCCGTCAATCCCCAGGCAGAGACCCTGGTGGTCAGCCGTCCTGGCTGGCATCGGCTGGAAGGCCGCGATCATCCAGTGTTTGTTACTCCGGCAGGAAAGGCCATCGGCGATGCCTCGGCATTGGAATTGGCAGCCAATGCCCGCACCGAATCCGTCCGCGGCAGCCTCGACGGCTGGAAGGCGGCGGTGGCGGCAGCTGCTTTAGTCCAGGGCTGTCCGCATTTCCTGCTCGGCGTCCTGGCTGGGTTCTCGGGCGTGGTGCAGTCGCTGGCCGGTCTGGACAGTTGCGGCCTCAATCTCAGCGGCCTGTCGTCCAGCGGCAAGACGACGGCGCAGAAGTTGGCGGTCTCCGCCTGGACCTCCACCGGAATCGGTGCCGGGCTGCTGCAATCCATGCGATCGACCGAGAATGCCGTGGAAGTCATCGCGCAAGGAGCCAGCGGCACCGTCCTCGCTCTGGACGAACTGGCCCATGTCGATGGCCGCACCATCGCCAAGCTGATCTATGCCATTGCCGGCGGCCAGGGTAAGGCGCGCATGACGGCAGGCGCCATGCTCAAGCAACGCTATGCCTGGTCGACCTATGCCCTGCTGTCCAGCGAATGCTCCCTGGAGGAAAAGGTGCGGGCCGATGGCGGTGCCTGGATCGCCGGCATGGCGGTGCGCATTGTCGACGTGGACGTCACTGACGTGGATCGCGCCGTTCCAGCCACCACGCTGCGAGCAATTGCCGGGATCGACGAAAACCATGGCCACGCGGGACCGGCTTTCGTCGAGCGGCTCATCGCCACCGGTCTGCACCAGTCCCCCGACACGCTGCGGGACCGCATTCTGGCCGAGGCCCGCAAGTTGGCGGGCGACACCACCGATTCCGCCCGCATCCGTGCCGCCACCTGTCTGGCCCTGCCACTGGTCGCGGGTCAACTGGCCCAGGAATTCGGGTTGCTGCCGACCTTCATCGACATCGAAACCCCTGTGCGCTGGGCATGGAGCCGCTTCCAGAAATCCTCGGATGCCGAGGCGCTGGAGCCTGGGGAACAGGTCGTCTCAATGCTGCGGGCCTGGATCGCCGAACGCTGGGACGTTACCATCAAGGCGGTCGATGCGGGCGAACTCAGCTTCGACCGCAAGGCCAATAACCGCGAAGCCGTGGCATGGTATGACCACGACGCCATTTACATCCCCGCTCACCGTCTGCGTGAGGCAGCGGGCGAGACTCTCAAAGCGGTGCAGATCAGTAAAATCCTGGCCGACCGCGACATGCTGTCGCGCCGCCACAACGATAAGCGGGCCATCGTCCGCTTCGTGCCGGGCATCGGTCGCCTCGACGCCTATGCGCTGAAACGTTCCGAACTCGGTCGCAGCCCTCGTTGGGTCGGCGAAGACGACGACCTATAAGGCTCAGGCCCCTGCCTGCCGTCGCAGGGCGGCACGATATCCCTGCCAGACGATCTGCGCTGCAGCGATGGCCTCCTCGCAGGCACCCCTCCTCACCAGATAGAGCTTCAGGCCCGGCCACGACTGCACGTCGGGGAAATTTCGGTCGCGCCGAGCATCTCCGACGAAATCGCCCTGGGGATTATCCCCGCAGCGTCTTTGCGCGATGTATTCCCGGAACGTCATGGGCCACCTGTACATGATCAGGTGGCCCACGATAATCGTGTCCGATACCGCGATCAATCTCCGTGTTCCCCGAAAGTTCTCATTGGCTGTGTGCGACCTGGGCCACAGGCACCGCCGTTGGGCCACCAGTGGCCACTTTTGTCGATCAGTGGGCCACCTGAAAAGCACCCGGTGGCCCACTAATTTCTCCAGGAAAATCAATGCAATGATCTGGTTGTGGGCCACTGTGGGCCACTTGGGCCACCTGTTCAGCACGATGTAGAGGGATCGGGATAAAAAAATTCAGCGGCACGATGGCTCAGAAAAAATTTTCGAAGTCGCGTGGCGAGCTTATGTTTTTGGAGAAAAGGTGGCCCACAGTGGCCCACTCTCTTTCAATCTATTGTTTTTAAATAACAAAACTGTGGGCCACCTTGGAAAATTGGTGGCCCACTGGGTGGCCCACTCGCAATAAGCGCAATCATCTGGCATCCATAACCCGAGAACGATTCCGATTGCGCCTGAGAATCGCCCCTCGTAGACTCCGCCCTGACCAAAGCCGAAGGCCCACCGATCTTGTGAGCCTTCACCATGACCACCATTCTTGCCCTTGATTTGGGATCGACCGCCGGATGGGCCATACGCCTTGCCGACGGTGTCATTGTCTCCGGCACCATGGAGTTCCGCCCCGGCCGATTCGAGGGCGGAGGAATACGCTTCCTGCGCTTCCGATCCTGGCTGGACCACCTCGAAGCCGGTGCCAAGGGCATCGGCACGGTCTATTTCGAAGAAGTACGCCGCCACGCCGGCACCGACGCCGCACACATCTATGGCGGATTCCTCGCCCATCTCACCGCTTGGTGCGAACTCAAGCACATCCCCTATCAGGGCGTTCCGGTCGGCACCATCAAGCGCCACGCCACCGGCAAGGGCAATGCCAGCAAGGACATGGTGATCTCCGCCATGCAGGCGCGCGGCTTCAATCCCGAGGACGACAACGAGGCCGACGCCCTGGCCATCCTGACCTGGGCCATCGACACCGATGGAGGAGTGCGATGAACTGGCACCCTCCCGGTTACGGTGGCACCCGCCGCGATCCTGAGCAGGTCAAGCGGGACGGCTGGCAGGAACGTGGCGTCCTGGTCATTGCCGAAGACGACCAGCGCCTGTCCTGGCCCGAGCGGGAACTGATCCGCCAGTTGGGCGCCAAGCTGTATGGTCCGCGCCCGGAGGTGTCCTATGGCTGAGATCCATTGGACGCCTTCCCTGGTCGAAGACCGCCTTGCCGAAGCCGCCGACACCCTGCGTCGACTTCCCGAAACCAGAATCCAGGGGCACGCCAGCACCTGGCCACCCTATGTGCAGGAATGCTTGGAATCCACCGAGGTGAAGCTGCGCCGTCCGCCACCCTCCGCCGCCGCCATCACCCGCATGGACGAAGCCTTGCCCTGGTTACGCCACCTCGATCCCACCGACGCCAAGATCATCTGGCTGCGGGCCACCAACGCGCCATGGAAAGTGATCTGCTGGCAGGTCGGCATGACGCGGGCGACCGCTCACCGGCACTGGCTGTTCGCGCTGTGCGTCATGGCCTGGAAGCTGAACGGCAAGCGCATCCCTCGTCACATTTCCAAGGTCGATCTGATCGCCCGCACCAAGGCGGCGGAGGAAAGCGAAAAGTGTATCGATACATCGCAGGGCGCGACAGTGATGGCCAGTTTGGGATAGATGTAAGTCCAGGCTCGCGGAACGGGCGGCGGCGACGATCACTAAATGATCCGCCGCCCAGAGCGGGCGAAAGATTAGAACACCGTACCGTGGAGAATTGGTTCCTCCCCGGCACCTTTCGCTATGCGGGGGGCATCAGCGCCGAATATCGCTAGCGACAGCCGAAAATTCTGGGTTTCCACTTAGGTTTCCAGTTTCCACCCCGTGAGGCGCGCAAGGCCATGGCCAGCGCGCCTTTCGCGTTTCCGGGCGACCTGGAAGCCGGGGCGGAAACCACCCTGGAAACCTGACCGGGTTTCCACCTGTCGGTTTCCAGTTTCCACCAGCCCAGGTTTCCACCTCCATGCAGCTTGCTCTTCCCGAGCCGGTCCCACCGGCCATCGGCGCGATGTCGTGCGCCTTGGCCGCCGAAGGGCTGGTCTATGGCAGCGTGTGCAGCGGGATCGAGGCGGCGACGGTGGCGTGGGAGCCGCTGGGCTGGCGGCCTGCCTTCTTCGCCGAGATCGAACCCTTCCCGTCCGCCGTGCTGGCCCACCATTACCCCTATGTTCCCAACCTGGGCGACATGACCGCCATCGACGGTCGGGCCTGGCGGGGCAAGATCGACGTGCTGGTGGGCGGCACGCCCTGTCAGGCGTTCTCGGTGGCGGGCCTGCGCAAGTCGCTCGACGATGCGCGCGGCAACCTTGCCCTCACATTCGTGGAACTCGCCGATGCCATCGACCCAGCTTGGATTGTTTGGGAGAACGTCCCCGGCGTCCTGTCCACCCGCGACAACGCCTTCGGATGCCTTCTGGGCGGACTGGCCGGCGAAGATGGTCCGGTTGTCCCGCCAGGGGGCAAATGGACGGACGCTGGTGTTGTCTTTGGACCCACGCGCACAGTCGCGTGGCGGGTGCTCGACGCCCAATATTTCGGCTTGGCCCAACGCCGCCGCCGTGTGTTCGTTGTGGCAGGTCCTCGAGACCGGGCCGATCCCGTCGCGGTACTTTTTGAGCGCCAAGGCGTGCGCCGGGATCATCCGCCGAGCCGAGAAGCGGGGCAAGGCATTGCCCCGACAATTAGCGCACGCACTCGCGGCGGTGGCGGGCTCGGTACCGATTTCGACATCGACGGCGGACTAATCGCCGAGGCCTTCGGCGGCAACAACACCTCCGGTCCCATCGAGGTGGCCACCGCGCTCAATGCCTGCCATTCCGCCAGTGGCCGGATGGATTTCGAGTCCGAGACCTTCGTTGCCACCACATTGCGCGCTCGCGATATGTCCCGTGGCGTCGATAGCGATTGCACCGACACGCTGATCGCCCATTCGCTTCGCGGCGAGGGCTTCGACGCCTCGGAAGACGGCACCGGACGCGGCACGCCGCTGGTGCCGGTCACCATCGCCATTCCGATCCAGGAAGCCGGTGCCCGCACGGGCGTCAGCACCACCGATCCCCGTGCCGGAATCGGCATCGGCTGTGATGGCGATCCCATGTTCACCTTGCAGGCGGGCAAGCAGCACGCCGTGGCGTTCACCCAGAATCAACGGAACGAGATCCGTCACCTGACAATTGCCGGTGCCCTGGCCGCCGAGCCGGGAACCAAGCAGCAGACCTATGTCGCTTTCGACTGCAAGGCCGGCACTGGGTTCCAGACGGTCGAGGCCGATGGCGTCACCCCGACGCTCCGGGCGATGAATGCCCAAGGCAGGGAGAATGCCGGTGGCCAGTTGGCGATCCAGCACGACATGGCGGTGCGCCGCCTGACTCCCCGCGAATGCGAGCGGCTGCAAGGCTTTCCCGACGATTACACCGGCATCCCTTGGCGCGGTAAGCCGGCGGATCGGTGCCCCGATGGCCCCCGGTATCGGGGCCTGGGGAATTCCATGGCCACCACCGTCATGAATTGGCTGGGGCGCCGCATCCAGGCCGCCGGGACTCGATGATGGCCCGCAATCCCTATCGCCTCGACGGCCCGGCGCTGGTGTCGTTCTCGGGCGGGCGGACTTCGGGGTTCATGCTGCGCCAGATCCTGGACGCCTATGACGGCCAACTGCCCGCCGACATCCATGTGGTGTTCTTCAACACCGGCCGCGAGTTCGAGCAGACGCTGCGCTTCGTCCACGAATGCTCGGTGCGCTGGCAGGTCGCCATAACCTGGCTGGAATTCGATCCCGCCGAGCCGTTTGACACCAGCGTGGTGGGCTACAACAGCGCGTCGCGTGATGGCGAGCCCTTCGCCAAGGTGATCCGGGTCCGGGGCTTTCTGCCCAATCCGACCATGCGGCTCTGCACCCATTACCTCAAGGTCAAGCGCGGCATCGCCTTCATGCGCGACATCATGGGCTACGAGGAATGGGTCAATGTGGTCGGCCTGCGCCATGACGAACCGCGCCGGGTTGCCCGCCAGAAGGCCATGAACGAAGCCGACAAGGAACGCTTCGAGACGGTGCTGCCGCTCGACGCCGCCAAGGTGAATCGCCGCGACGTGTCGGCGTTCTGGAAGCGCCAGCCCTTCGATCTCGGCTTGCCCGACAACAACGGCAAGACGCCGCTGGGCAATTGCGACCTCTGCTTCATGAAAGGGGCCGTGACCATCAAGGGGATCATGCGGCTGTTCCCCGACCGGGCCAAATGGTGGATCGACCAGGAGCGTAATGCTCCGGCGCTCGGCACCCTGACCAAACCGGAAATGGCGCTGTTCCGCGCCGACCGGCCCAGCTACCGCGAACTGCTCAATTTCGTCCGCCGCCAGCGGGATTTCGAGGGCGGCCCATCCGATGACTGCCTGCCCTGCGACTGCACGGACTGATCATGACCCATCCGTTTCCCGAAACGGTCGAGGCTTGGCCCATCGACCGGCTGATCCCCTATGGCCGCAATGCGCGGACCCATTCGGATGGCCAGGTGGCCCAGATCGCCGCCAGCATCGTTGAATTCGGCTGGACCAACCCGGTTCTGGCCGACAGCCAGGGCAACGTCATCGCCGGGCATGGCCGGCTGGCCGCCGCCAAGTCGCTGGGCCTGGACACCGTGCCGGTGGTGCTGCTCGATCACCTCACCGAGGCCCAACGGCGGGCCTATATCCTGGCCGACAACAAACTGGCGCTCAATGCTGGCTGGGATGAGGAGACCCTGGCGGCCGAACTGCACGCGCTGAACGGCGACGGCTACGATCTGGGCATCATCGGCTTCTCCGACGAGGAGTTGGAGGCGCTGATGGCCCCTCTTGATGACGAGGATACGGGCCAGGGCGACGGCGCGGGCGAGGATGAGGCGCCGGAACCGCCCGCCGATCCGGTGACGCGGCCGGGTGATCTGTGGATTTTGGGCCAGCATCGCCTGCTTTGCGGCGATTCCACCGTGGTGACCGATGTGGATCGCCTGCTGGGCGGGGCAAAACCCCATCTTCTGGTCAGCGATCCGCCCTATGGGGTCGAATATGCCCCGGAATGGCGCAATGAGGCTGGAGTTTCGACCACTACCCGCACAGGCAAGGTCGCCAACGATGATCGTGCCGACTGGCGCGAAGCCTGGGCGCTGTTTCCCGGCGAAGTTGCCTATGTCTGGCATGCCGGTATCCATGCCGGCGTGGTGGCCGAGTCGCTGCGGGCCTGTGACTTCGAGATCCGGTCGCAGATCATCTGGTCGAAGCCGCGTTTCGTCCTCAGCCGGGGCCATTACCACTGGCAGCACGAGCCCTGCTGGTACGCGGTGCGCAAGACCGCCACCGGCCATTGGCAGGGAGCGCGGGATCAGGCCACCGTGTGGGCCATCGGCTCGGGCGGGGACGAAGACGAGGCCACAGTCCACGGTACCCAGAAGCCGGTGGAATGCATGCGTCGGCCGATGATCAACAACAGCGCCGAGGGTGACGGGGTCTACGAACCCTTCGCCGGCAGCGGTACCACGGTGATTGCCGCCGAGACCACCGGGCGGGTCTGCTTCGCCATGGAATTGAACCCCGCCTATGCCGATGTGACCGTCGGCCGCTGGCAGAAGATGACCGGACAGAAGGCCATTCTGGATGGCGACGGTCGGTGCTTCGAGGAGATTGCTGCCGGGAAAGCGGTCAGCGCCGGGTGATCCGGCGCAGGGAATGCTGGTACTTGGCGTCGGTGGGCTTCCATTTCAGCGGCTTGCAACCGAGCCGCAGATCACGGTTCCAGAATTCCAGGATCTGCTGGTTGGAATAGTCCCGGCCCCGGAAGTACTCGAAGTCGGTCTGCGACCATTGCGGATGTGCCTTTAGCAAGGCGCTTGGGCGAACGGTCAACCGGGCCGCCATGGTCACTTCGCCTCCTGGCCAGCGGTAAATGCGGCTTCCAGGGCCTTCTTGATCTGCCAAACCGACAACTCGTGGAAGTCGAGGCGGTCGCTGTTGCGGGTGTCCAGGGTTTCGAGGTCGAGGATCTGGGTGGCGATCTCGGTCAGGGCTTGGTCTCGGGCTTTCATGCTCTTGGCCTCCGTTGTGGTGGGGCCAGTACCGCTCTATGTCGCCGACAGATCAAGTCGATTAAGCGTGCAATTTCAATAAGGTGATCGATTGGGCCAATCCCACCGCATGTCTATGGTCGAGGCCGTCGCCAACGTGGTGATCGGCTATGGCATCGCCGTCGCCACCCAGGTGGTGGTGTTCCCGATCTTCGGCATTCACATCACCCTGGCCGATGATCTGGCGATCGGCTTGGTGTTTTTGCTGGTCTCTCTGATCAGGAGCTACATGCTGAGGCGGGTCTTTGAACGGCTGCTATGAGGATGATATTGCGGGCTTGGATTCGTCCGCCTCTGAATCTACTCTTCCGGCCTTGATTTCCGAGGGGAGAGCATCATGAGTAAATCCGCCATGTCCAAGGCCATCCGCCAAGCCGCTGGCTGCACTGTCGCCCAGGCTGATGCCGCCGTCGAAGCGGTGCTGGCCACCATCGTCGAAGGCGTCAAGACCGAGGGCCGTTTCAGCCTTATCGGTTTCGGCTCCTTCTCCAAGTCCGAGCGGCCGGCCCGTCAGGGTCGCAATCCGCGGACCGGCAAGACCATCGACATTGCCGCCTCGACCTCGATCAAGTTCAGCACCTCGGCGGCACTGAAGAAGACCCTGTAGCCAATGGCGGTTGATCCCGAGCAGGTGGCGCGCAGCGCGGACGATCTGATCGATCACTACGGTCAAACCGCTCTCGAAGTGGCCCGCCAGCAGGTTGAACGTGCGTCGAGGGCCGGTGATATGCCGGCCCTCGATCTGGCGCTGATGGTGCTGAGCGAAATCGAGCGCCGTCAGACTACAGAATCCAATTTGTAAACCCGGCCCCGGCCTTCGATCTTCTCGCTGGTGACGTCCAGGCCGAGCTTCTTCTTCAAGGCCCCGGCAATGGCTCCCCTCGCGGTGTGTGGCAACCAGCCGAACTCGGCGGTGATCTCGGCGATGCTGCTGCCCTCGGGCCGCTTCAGCATGGCGATCAGCGCCTCCTGCTTGGTGCCTTCGCGGGACTTGCGGGCCGGTTTCGCGACGTGGGCGTCCGTGGGCGGGGATTCTGCCTCGTCGGCCATATCAGTCGCCGGTTCTTCTTCCGGCGCCGTGTCCGCGCCCGTGTCGGCGACAATGCCCAACGCCGTGTAGGCGGCGGCCGTGGCAACTAGCGTTAGCGGGGTTCCGTCCTCGTCTTCGCGCCAGACCGGGGCACCGGCTTCAACCGGAATCGCCTCGATCAGGCCCTTCTTGATCATGCTGGTCAGCACCATGTCGATCGCACCGCCCTTCAAAGATGTGCTGATCGGCAGGACCAGCCCGCCCTCGCGGGCGCAGGCGGTGGCGAGGATGACGGATTGGGTGTCGGAAAGCTGAATCGTGGTCATGGTGGTTCCTCTCGGGTGCGGCGCGGTCAATCCGCGCCCTACCACCTCGAGCCCAACCGGGCGGACCCGGTCGGGCGATGCGGGAACCAAGGGCGTCAGGCGGCCATGTTGGCCAGGAGACGGCGGGCTTCGTAAATCGCCGTCCACATGGCGCGGTCATCGGCGGGCCCGTCGGTTGTTTCGATCTCGGTGGCAGCGCGGTCGATGGCCCGCAGCGTTTCCAGCATGGCGGCATTATCAGTGCGCAGGCGGTCGAGTTCGGCGGAGTCGGTCATCCATGTCTCCTTTCTTGACGGTGCTGCCGGCGAGGTCGGACGTCAGGCTGCCGCGTCGGCCATGATTTCGAAATGGGTAACGAAGCCGGTGAGGTAGGGCAGCCCGTGCGGGATGCCGGTTTCCCGCGCCGTGTGGCGGCTGATGGTCCAGGCCATCCAGCGGGCCACCGCCGCGTCAATTGCCGCCGCCAGCCCGAGACAGCGAAACAATCCGTTGGCGACGTCGTCGGCGAAGTGGCGGCCCTGGGTGCTGTCGAGGAAATCGCGCACCGCCGTGTCCGGGCAGCCGGTGGCGGTCTGGATCGCGGGCATCGCCAGTTTCCAGGCTTCGGCCGGGTCGGCATGATCGGCCATGGTACCGAAGAAGCCCCATTCGGTGTTGTTAGTCGGCAGGATCGTCATGCTGGTCTCCTCTGTTCGTGGAACCATCCATCGCTCTGTCGGCCCGGCACATCAACTGGAATAGCGGATCATTTCCTTTCGTTTTAAGGCTTCGATCATGGGGGTGTCCGTTCGCGAATATGCCCGCAGGCGTGGTGTCAGCCATACCGCCGTGCGCAAGGCGGTTCAGACGGGCCGGATTCCACAGGAGCCCGATGGCACCATCGACCCGGTAAAGGCCGACGCCGCCTGGGATTCCCAGACCGACCCGGCCCGACGGGCGGCAGCACCGCCGCCCTCAATGCCATCCCCCACCCCGAAGCCATCCTCGTCGCCATCACTCCAGCGCGAGACCGTTCCGCCATTGCCCAGCACCTCCGGCGCCACCTTCAACCAAGCCCGCACGGCCCATGAAGTCGCCAAGGCCCAGAAAGCCCGCATCCAGGTGGATCGCCTCAAGGAAGAGGTGGTCGATCGGGCGCGGGCCACCGCCCTGGTGTTCAAGCTGGCCCGGCAGGAGCGCGATTCCTGGATCACCTGGCCGGCGCGGGTCGCCGGGCAGATGGCCGCGGAGATCGGCATCGACCCGCATGTGATGCAGACCCTGCTGGAAGCCCATGTCCACGCCCATCTCGACGAACTCGCCGCCATCGAACCGAACTTCCGATGACGCGCTTGGGTTCCGTGGGGCCGATGCTGTGCTGCTGGCATGGCAGGACGGGATGCGTCCTGATCCCCGCCTGACCGTATCCCAATGGGCCGATCAGCACCGCATGCTGTCGAGCCGGGCCTCGGCGGAACCGGGCCGGTACCGCACGGCCCGTACCCCTTACATGCGCGACATCATGGACGCGCTGTCGCCTACCAATCCGGTACAGCGGGTGGTGTTCATGAAGGCGGCCCAGGTGGGGGCGACTGAAGCGGGTTGCTGCTTCATCGGCTTTGTCATCCACCATGCGCCGGGGCCGATGCTCTGCGTCCAGCCCACGGTGGAGATGGCGAAGCGGGCGTCGCGCCAGCGCATCGACCCTCTGATCGAGGAAAGCCCGGCGATCCGCGATCGGGTCAAACCGGCCCGGTCGCGTGACGCGGGCAATACCATGCTGTCGAAGGATTTCCCCGGCGGCACCCTGGTGCTGACCGGGGCCAACAGCGCTGTCGGCCTGCGCTCCATGCCGGCCCGTTACCTGTTTCTCGACGAGGTCGATGCCTACCCGGCTTCCGCCGACGAGGAAGGTGATCCGGTCGGGCTGGCCGAGGCCCGCTCGCTGACCTTCGCCCATCGCCGAAAAGTGTTCCTGGCCTCGACCCCGACCATCCGGGGCATGTCGCGCATCGAGCGGGAATACGAGGCCAGCGACCAGCGCCGGTTCTTCGTGCCGTGTCCCCATTGCGGGAGTATGCAGTGGCTGAAATTCGAGCGGCTGCGCTGGGACAAGGGCCGCCCCGAGACGGTGCGCTATCACTGCGAATCCTGTGACCAGGAGATCGCCGAGCACCACAAAGGCGCGATGCTGGCGGCAGGCGTTTGGCGGGCGACGGCCACGGGCACTGATCCCGGTACCATCGGCTTTCACATCTCGGCGCTGTATTCGCCGCCGGGCTGGCAGTCGTGGCGGGACATCGTCCGCCTGTGGGAAGCGGCGCAAGGAAATGACGATGCGCTCCGGGTGTTCAAGAACACCGTGCTGGGCGAAACCTGGACCGAATCCGGCGAGGCTCCCGATTGGCAGCGGCTCTACGATCGTCGCGAGACCTGGAGCAACGGCACCGTCCCGGCGGGCGGGTTGTTTCTCACCGCCGGGGCCGACGTCCAGAAGGACCGTGTCGAGATCGATGTCTGGGCCTGGGGGCGCAACCTGGAAAGCTGGCTGATCGACCACATCGTCATCGACGGCGGGCCGGAACATGCCGAAACCTGGGCGGCGCTGGAGCGGGTGCTGGGGCAAACCTGGACCCATGCCAGCGGCGCGGCCCTGAAGATCGCCCGTCTGGCCATCGATTCCGGCTACGAATCCTCGGCGGTCTACACCTGGGCTCGCCGGATGGGCGTCGGCCAGGTCTCGCCGATCAAGGGCGTCGAGGGCTTCAACCGCTCCAGCCCGGTGTCCGGTCCCACCTTGGTGGACGCCACCGAGGGCGGCAAGAAGATCCGCCGCGGTGCCCGGCTGTGGACGGTGGCGGTGTCCACCTTCAAAACCGAAACCTACCGCTTCCTGCGCCTGGAGCGCCCCACCGACGAGGAATTGGCCGAGGGAATCCGTTACCCGGCCGGAACGGTGCATCTGCCATCGTGGGCGGACTCGGAGTGGTGCAAGCAGTTCGTCGCCGAGCAGTTGGTGACGGTCAAAAACCGGCGCGGCTTCACCAAGCTGGAATGGCAGAAGCTGCGCGAGCGCAACGAGGCGCTGGATTGCCGGGTCTATGCCCGCGCCGCCGCCTGGATCGTCGGCGCCGACCGCTGGTCAGAGGCCAAATGGCGGGATCTCGAGAAGCAGGTGGCGATGAACGACCGGCTTCCCGCCAGTGACCCGGAGGCCGGGCAGATCCGCCGCACCGTCCGTCGCCCCCGGCGGATCATCAAGTTCAGCGGGATGCACTGATCATGACTCTCGACGAGATGAAGGCTGAGCGCGAGCGAGTGCTGGCGCGGCGCAACTCGCTGGTCGCCCGTGTCACGGTGGGCGACCGCACTGTCCAATACGACCTGACCCAGGCCAACCATGTCCTGACCGATCTGGACCGCCGCATCGCCGTGCTGGAGGGCAAGAAGCCCCGCCGCCGAATTCTCGCCGTCGCCACCAAGGGGCTGTGATCATGCTGTCGGGACTGCGCAGGAGGATCGGTGCCCTGATCGGTGGCTTCGAGGCCGCCCAGGGCAGCCGCCGGCTCAAGGGCTTCCAGCCCAGCCGCGCCCATGTCAACACCTTGATCTCCGCCACCGGTTCCGACATCACGGCGCGAGCCCGATATCTGGTCCGCAACAACGGCTATGCCCTCAATGCCGCCGAAAGCTGGACCGGCAACGCGGTCGGCACCGGCATCAAGCCGTCATCCCTGATCGCCGACAAGGATCTGAAGACCCTGGTGCAGCAGCTCTGGCTGGCCTGGACCGACGAATCCGATGCCGAGGAACTGACCGATTTCTATGGCCAGCAGCGCCGGGCCGCCCGCGAGGTGTTCATCGCCGGGGAAGTGTTCTTCCGCCTGCGCCCGCGTCGTCCGGAAGACGGCCTGACGGTGCCGCTGCAATTGCAGATGCTGCCCTCCGAGATGCTACCCCTGACCCGAACCGAGGTTCTTCCCAACGGCAACACCATCCGTCAGGGCATTGAGTTCGACCGCATCGGTCGGCGGGTGGCATATTGGTTCCTGCGCCGTCATCCCGGTGATCTCACCGACCCCGGCATGGTCGGCGAAATGGTGCGCGTTCCGGCTGCCGAAATCATCCATGTCATCGACCCGGTGGAATCCGGCCAGCTTCGCGGCGTCTCCCGTCTGGCCCCGGCCATCGTCAAGCTGTTCCTGCTCGACCAGTACGACGACGCCGAACTGGAGCGCAAGAAGATCGCGGCGATGTACGCGATGTTCGTCATCTCGCCGGCACCAACCGATATTATCGATGTGACCCCAGCCGACGATGGTTCCGGCGACCGCATCGTCGAGGTCCAGCCCGGCCAGGTGGTGCCCTTGGAGCCGGGCGAGCAGATACAGACCTCGGCCCCCGCCGATGTGGGCGGATCGTATGAGCCATTCGAGTATCGGACGCTGCTGCAGATCTCGGCCGCCACCGGCATCCCTTACGCCTATTTGTCCAACGACATGCTGAAGGCCAATTACTCCAACTCGCGCATGGCGCTGCTGGAATTCCGCCGCCGGGTCGAGGCATGGCAGCACTCGGTGATGGTCCACCAAATGTGTAGGAAAGTGTGGCAGCGCTGGTTGGATGTGGCCGTCCTGTCCGGAGCGCTCGACATTTCCGGCTATGAACGCAACCGCGCCAGCTTCATCGCCTGTTCCTGGCTGCCGCCGAAATGGGACTGGGTCGATCCGCTGAAGGACGCCAAGGCCGAGATCGAGCAGATCGGGGCGGGTCTGAAAAGCAGGACGCAGGCACTGGCCGAACGCGGCTACGACGCCGAGCAGGTGGATGCCGAGATCGCCGCTGATCGGGAACGCGAACAGCGGCTGGGACTGACCTTCGGTTCCGATCCGACACCGCTCTTGTTGCCCCCACCGACATCGTAAGGACGGACATGCACGATTTGCCCCATCTCGCGGCTCGTCTGTACGGGACGCCGCTGCTGGTCGCCCGCAGTAAGCTGGATGTGATCCTGGGTGCTCTCGGCCCCCGGCTGGCTGGGCAGTCCATCTCCTTCGACGGTGATACGGCTCCATCCGCCGATGTGGCGGTGACGCCCGACGGCATCGCCATCGTGCCGGTGGTGGGAACCCTGGTGGCCCGCTCCGGCTATCTCGGCGCCGCCAGCGGCTTGACCGGTTATGGCGACATCGCCGATGCCATCGAGGCGGCAGCCACCGATCCCGGCGTTCGCGCCATTCTGCTGGATGTGGACTCCTCCGGTGGCGAGGTGGGCGGGTTGTTCGATCTGGTCGACCACATCCAGGCCATCCGCAGCCAGTGTGGCAAGCCCATCTGGGCGGTAGCCGATGAAGCGGCGCTGTCGGCGGCCTATGCCATCGCCTGCACCGCCGACCGCCTCTACGTCACCCAGACCGGCGAGGTCGGGTCCATCGGCGTCGTGGCTGTTCACCGCGACGAATCGGGAGCCGATGCCCAGGCTGGGCTGGCGTGGACCTTCGTCCATGCCGGTGCCGCCAAGGTCGATGGCAATCCCCACCAGCCGCTGTCCGACTCTGCCCGTGCCGGTCTGCAGGCTGACGTCGATGCCCTTTATGATCGCTTCATCGCTCTGGTGGCCCGGTGCCGCAAGCAGCCGCCGGAGGCGATCCGCGCCACCGAGGCTGCGGTCTATCGCGGTGACCAGGCGGTGGCCGCCGGTCTGGCCGACAAGGTCGGCACGCTCCGCGTTGCCCTGGCCGATCTCGGAGCCGTGCTGGCGCGCCCGTCTATCCGTTCCCCCGTCCTGTCCAAACCCAAGGAGACCACCATGTCCGAGCAAACGGGGGACATCCCCGTCATCGAAACCGAGCGCCCCACTCCGGGAGCCATTGTTCCGGTGCCCGGCGAAGTAACCGCCCAGGTGGAACAGCGCCTGCGCGCCGAATATTCCGAAATCAGCGCCATCGCCGCCCAGGCCGCCCGGCTGGGCGTGACCATCGATCCCGCCGAGGCCATGGCCAAGGGCATCCGCCCCGAGGCGTTGCGGCGCACCGTGCTGGAGCAACTGGCTGAGCGCTCCGAGGCCACCGATGTGGTCGCCGCCGCTCCGGCGGGAGCCGCCCCCAAGTCCGAAGCCGAAAGCCCCATCGTCCGGCGTGCCCGTGAAGCCGCCGCCCGTAAGTAAGGAACAGCCCCCATGCCTGTGCTGACTGCTCCGCCCACCCTGGGCGATCTGCTGAAGTTCGAACTGAACGCCAGCTACACCCGCGAGACCGTCACCCTGAAGGCGGGGACCAGTTATCCCCTGGGTTCCGTGCTGGGCCGCATCTCCGCCAGCGATGAATACCGTCTGTCCCCCGCCGCCGAGGTGGTGGGGGACGAAGGGGCGGAGGTGGCCGTCGCCGTGCTGCTGGACGCGGTGGACGCCACCGATGCCGCCGTCACCGGCCTCATCGCCGCCCGCGGTCCCGTCATTCTGGCCGATGGTGCCCTGGCGTTCGATGCCTCGGTCGACCAACCTGCCGAACGGGCCGCCAAGATTGTCCAGCTTGCCACCGTGGGGCTGGTCGCCCGCGCCACCGTCTGATCGGAGCCTTTCCCATGACCCAGATCATCAATCCCTTCGACGTGGGCGGCTACTCGCTCGCCGAGATGACCCAGGCCATCAACATCCTGCCCAACCTGTACACCCGGTTGGGCCAGATGGGGCTGTTCCGCTTCGAGGGCGTCACCCAGCGCAGCGTCATCATCGAGCAGGCCGAGGGTGTCCTCAACCTGCTGCCCACCGTTCCCCTGGGCGGCCCGGCCACCGTCGCCAATCGTGATGCCCGGTCCATGCGCTCCTTCACCGTGCCGTGGATTCCGCACGATGATTCCATCACCCCTCAGGACGTCCAGGGCGTGCGTGGCTTTGGCGTCGCCGATGCCGCCGATCCGCTGGCCACGGTGATGGAACGCAAGCTGACCCGCATGCGGAGCAAGCACGCCCAGACTCGGGAGTTCATGGAGGTCAATGCGCTCCGCGGCATCATTCGCGACGGCTCCGGTGCGACCCTGTACGACTACTTCAGCGAGTTCGCCCTGAGCCGCCAGCAGGTGGATTTCACCCTGGGTACCGCCACCACCAATGTCCAGGCCAAGATCCGCGAGACCTTGCGCAAGGTGGAGACCGAACTGAAGGGCGAGACCATGACCAGCGTGCTGGCCCTGGTCAGCCCGGAATTCTTCGACAAGTTGATCAGCCATGCCAAGGTCGAGCAGGCGTACCAGTACTATTCCTCGACCGGTGCTCAGCCGCTGCGGGAAGACGTCCGCCGCCGCTTCCCCTTCGCCGGCATGGTGTTCGAGGAATACAGCGCCACCGTCACCCTCTCCACCGGTGCGACCGAAACCCTGATCCCGGCCGGCGAGGGCATCGCCTTCCCGCTGGGTACCATGGACACCTTCGTCACCTATGGCGCCCCGGCCAATCTGATCGAAACCGTCAACACCCTGGGCGTTCCCATGTATGCCCGGCAGCTTGCCCGCCAGGATGGCAGCGCCATCGACGTCAAGACCGAGGCGTCGATCCTGCCGGTCAACAAGCGGCCGCGTCTAGCGGTGCGTCTGTTCTCGGGCAACTGACCATGACCGCCTTTGCCGACGCCATCGACGACCTGTTCGCCGATCCGAACATGGCGGTTACCGTCAGCTACCAGGGCCGGTCCATCCGCGCCCTGGTACGGCGGCCCGACCGCGATATCGAATTCTCGGACGTCACCGTGCATACCAGCACGGCGGTGTTCGAGATCCGGCGGCGGGAGGTTCCGGCACCCCAGGCGGGGGATGTGATCGTCCACGATGGCGACAGCTTCGTCGTCCAGGGCGAACCCCGTCTGGATGCCGAGCGGCTGGTTTGGACAATCGACGTGAGACCGGCATGAAACTGGCGGCGGCTATTTCCGGCGATCTGCGCAAGATCATGGCCGAGGAAATCAAGGCCGCCGAGGACGCGGTCACCGCCGCCATGCGCCAAGCCGCCGACGGGTTGAAGGCCGACCTCCGCCGCCAGGTTACCGAGGCGGGCATGGGCCAGCGCCTCGCCAAAACTTGGCGGGCCGAGCTTTATCCCAAGGGTCGCAAAAGCATCAAGGCGGCGGGCTTCGTCTTCACCAGGGCTCCCACCATCATCCGCGCCTTCGACCAGGGTGCCGTGATCAAATCCAAGCACGGCTTCTGGTTGGCCATTCCCACACCCGCCGCCGGAACCGGCGCCCGCGGCAAGCGCATGACGCCCGGCCTATGGGAACAGATGCACGGCAGCCGGTTGCGGTTTATCTACCGCCGGGGTGCCCCCTCGCTGCTGGTGGCCGAGAACATGCGGGTCCGCACCGGCAAGCGGGGTGGTTTCGCCAAGGGCAGCGCCTCGGCACTCCGCTCCGGGCGTGGGATGACCAGTGTGGTGATGTTCATCCTGGTGCCGCAGGTCTCCTTGAAGAAGCGCCTCGACGTGGACGGCGTCGCCGAGCGGTGGGCTTCGGCGCTGCCGGAGATGATCGTCAGGAATTGGCCGTAACGCTGATCAGAACAATCGTGAATCGAACAAAAAGGGCCGCCGCGATATGACCTGAATGTGTTGTGCGTGGCCATGAAGTGGATTGATCAAGACGTTCCATTCTTCGGGCAGGATGATCGACGGCACCCGCAGAATCGCCGATCTCCCCGAGGCGAGCCACGCGTCGCCAAAGGCCCTGGCCGTCTCCACCGCTTGGGGCGGGGCGTCTTCGAATTCCGCGTCGCCGGTCTCTACCGCGAATAGCCGGTAATCCTCGGGCAGAAGGTCGAGAGGCAGGTCCATATGGACGCGAACCTCAAGAACGGCCAGCGCGGCCGACCCGGCGCAATACACGGCGGGCCGCCCTGGTGAATTCCAGCGCCCCCCGAACATGCGGGCACCCTCGCCGTCCAGGGCGGAATGGGCCTCACGGGCCAGTCGCCACAGACGCATCAGGCGGCGATCCCATGGGCTATGCGGCCCAAAATGATTTCGACTTCACGAGCCCCTTCCTCGGTATCGAGCAGATCGAGGGGAACCTCATTCGCCAGCGCGCTGGTGGGCCGCCGTAGCCAGCGATGCGCCTTGTCCTGGGTGCCAAAGACTTCCTCGGCGACAGCCAGGACACGGGCGACCCGCATTAGACGGTCGGATTGATCCACGGTCAGGGTGCCGATGCGCTCCCGATGGGCAAGAGTCTTGCGCGGCAGCACCACCCGGTCGGTCTCCGCTCGGGACAACCGCCCCGACTGCATCAGGGCATGGACGGCGTTGACGGGCAGTCCGGCCCGAACGGCGCGAATCAGGTCGAACTGATTGACGATCAGCGAACCGACGACCGAAGGGCCTCCGACGACGTCGATGATGGCGGTTGGCGTGGGCATAACGGCTCTCCTTGGCGATATGCCCAGTATGTACGTGCAAATGGCCGAAATGCAAGGGTGATGATCCATGCCAACCGTCCGCGAACAGATCCTCGCCGCCCTGCTGGTGCGGCTGGAAACGGTGCCCGGTGCCACGGTCAAACGGGAGGCGCCTTTGCCGGAAGCGGTCCCCGCCGGTGGCCTGATCATCCTGCGTGACGGTGATCCCGGCGACCCGGAGGTGCTGCTATCACCGCTCTCCTATCTCTGGGAACACCAGACCGAGGTCGAGGTGATCATCCAGCGTGGTGCCTCCGACGAAAGCGCTGCTTTGGACACCTTGCTGACGGCGGTAGGGGCGGCGCTGGCCGCCGACCGTTCCCTCGGTGGTCTGGCGGAATGGCTAGACTGGGGCGCTCCCAAGACTTCCGGCCTAGCCATCGACGGAGCTGCTGCCCTGCGCGGCGCCACGGTACCGATCACCATCCATTACGGCTCCAGCGACCCGCTGGGCTGAGCCACATCTTATATATGGGAGTTCCCCATGGCGAAAACTCGGGCCTATGGCGCCGATTGCATCCTGCTGGCCGCCTTCGAGACGGTTTATGGCACCCTGCCTGCCGATGGCTATACCCGGCTGTCGTTCAAGGAATCGAGCCTGGGGGCCGAGCGTCCGCTGGGCTACGACCCGCTGCTGGGCCAGGGCCGTGACGCCCAGGACCCGTTCTACGAGGCGATCAAGGACGAAGGCGAAATCGGCGTGCCGCTGGATGTGCGGGCGCTCGGCTTCTGGCTGAAGGGTCTGTTTGGCACCCCCGCCACCGCCGATAACGGTGACGGCACCTTCGACCATGTATTCACCTCGGGCGGCACGCTGCCCAGCCTCGCCATCGAGGTCGGCCATGCCCAACTGGCGGTACCGAAATTCTTCCGCCATGGCGGGGCCAAGCTGGACAAGCTGTCCTTCGATATGGCCCGCTCCGGTGCCGCCAACGCCACCCTCTCGGTGATCGCCCAGGGCGAGGCCGAGTCCGCCACCACCATTGATGCCACCCCGACCACCTTCGCCCTGAAGCGGTTCAGCCAGGGCAGCGGTGCCATCCGGGTCGGCGGTGGCCAACTGGCCAACGTGGTGGGCGGCAAGCTGTCGTTTTCCAACAACCTGGAGCGGGTCGAGACCATCCGCGCCGACGGGCTGATCGACGGTGTTGATGAGACCGAGGCTACCGCCGAGGGTTCGGTGGATGTCCGCTTCGGTACCGACACCACGCTGACGTCCGCCATCGCCGCCGAGAGCCCGGTGGAAATGGAATACGGTTTCACCATCCCCGGCTCGCCCTTCGCGCTGACCTTCCATCTGCCCCGTGTCTTTCTGCCCAAGAAGAAGCAGGAGATCAAAGGTCCCGGCGGCATCCAGGCCAGTTACGACTGGCGGGCGGCCCGCGGTCCGGTGGCCGGGTATCTGCTGCGGGTCACCCTGGTCAACGACGTCTCCTCCTATTGAAGGCGGCTCCCATGATCCGACTCTCCCTGCCTAAGGAGCCGTACTGGCTCGATCTGCCCCATGGGGTGCGGGTGTTCGTGCGCCCGCTCAATACGGCTGTCTACGAGGCCGCCCGGTCGCGGGGCTGGCGCATGGCCCGCGCCATCGCCGCCGAGCATGCCGATCTGAAAGCCGCCGGGGCCGATATTACCGGCCTGCCGGATCTGTCTGACGAGGACGCCCTGGCCGGACTGTCGCAGATGCTGTTCGCGCAGGGCCTCGCTCGTTCCGCCATCACCAAATGGGAGGGCGTGCTGGACGAGGCCGATCAACCGGCGGAAGTCACCGACACCGCCATCGCCGAGTTGATGCAGCTTCCCCGCATGGCCGAGTCCTTCGTCGTCCAGTACACCGAAACCCACGAAGCGGTCATCGCCGAGGGAAACGTCTCCAGGCCCGCGCCGAATGGCACTTCGGCGGCGGGCCTGACTACTGCCGAGGCTGCGGCGGAAACTGCGACTGCCCCTACGACCGCAACGCCCCCCTGACCGAAGCAGGCTGGCAAGCCTGGGAATTGCTGACCGGCGCCATCGGCGCTATTCGCATCGGCCCCCGTGGCGGCATCACCGGCCTCGACCTTCCGGCCCTGCTGATCCAGGCGAAGGCACTCGGCTACGATGAAACCCTGCTGGCTCGGCTGCTGCCCTTCGCCGAGCGGGGGATGGTGGTGGGAGCGGCAAAGCAGCAAACCGAGACCTGATCCATGGCCACCAAATCCGTCTCCATCCGCCTGTCCCTGCAGGACGGCGAAACCGTTCGGCGTAGCCTGATCCAACTGGGTAACGACGGCCAGAAGGCGCTGGCCCGGATCGAGACGGCGGCGCAACCGGCGTCGAAGTCATTGCTAGCCATGAATGCCGTCAGCCAGGATATCCAGGGCGGCATGGCGGGGTTCGCCTCGCGCCTCGGCCCCATCGGCTCGGTGATGATGGCGCTGGGCCCGGCCGGGCTGGCGGCGGGCGCGGCCATCGGCTTCTTCGGCAAGGCCATGGTCGAGTCCACCATCAAGGTAGAAAGCCTGGAGGCCCGGCTCAAGGGTTTGGTCGGCGCCGCCGCCTTGACCGAAACCACCTCGTATCTCTATGCCCAAGCCCAGAAGACCGGCACGGCGCTGGAGACGGTGGTCGGGGCCTATTCCCGGTTGGCGGCGTTGCAGAAGGCCGGGATCATCACCACCGGCGAGAGCCGCGCCCTGCTGGAGGGCTTCCAGTCCACCGCCATTGCCCTGGGCGCCTCGTCCGAACAGTTGGAGCAATCGCTGTTCGGTCTGGCCCAGGGGCTGTCGTCGGGGACACTGCGGGCCGAGGAACTCAACCAGATCGTCGAGCCCATGCCGGGGCTGTTGCAGGCCCTGGACCGCGCCGCCGCTCTGCCCTCGGGCGGGTTCCGCCAGATGGTCACCCAGGGCAAGGTCACGGCGGATTTCTTCCGCGACACCTTGATCAAGGCGCTGCGGGGCTTTGACGAGGCGGCCAAGGAAAGCGCCGACACCGCCGAGCGCTCCTTCACCCGCATGGCCAATGCCTGGCAGGGCTTCACCAACGCCCCCTGGCTGCGCAAGGTTCTGTCGGGCGGCGCCAATGCCGGGGCGGCGACGCTGGAATCGCTGACGCCGGGCGAATCCACCGTCAAGTCGCGGCTGGCCGATCTGGATCGGCGCATCGCCGCCCTGGGGGGCGAGCAGGCGCTCGACAAGCCGCTGCCCGCCGGCACCCATTCGGTGGTGGTGCAGGCGGTCAGGGAGGAGAACGAGGAACTGCGCCGCCTGCTGGCCGAGCGCCAGGATGTCGCCGCTGATCTCGACGAGATCACCCGCAAGCGGGCGGGCATGGAAGCCCATGCCAAGATGGAGCGCGACCGGGTCCGGGCCGAGCAGCGCGAGCCCAGCTATCTGGAGAAGCTGACCGACCTCAAATTCGAGGTGGAATGGCAGGAGAGGCTCAACACGGCCCGCGCCGCCGGTAACGCCGAGTTCTCCCGCACCAAGGCCCAATACGAGGCCGCCAAGGGCTTTCGCCAGATCGAGAAGGAGCTGTTCCAGCAAGGTGGCGTCTATCGCACCCAGCCCAAGGAACAGGAGATCAAGGATCTGCTGGCCCGCGAGGCCGAAGCCAAGGGGGCGGGAGAGATGTCCGCCCAGGCCCAGGCCGAGGTGCTGGGCTTAAACCTCCAGGCCCGTGGCCAGGAACGTCTGGCTGAAGCCGCCCGCACCGGCGGACAGGCCCAGATCGACGCGGCCAGAGCCGCCAAGGTGCTGGAGTTCGCCTTCAAGAATAACGGCGCGGCGGTGGCCGAATACGACCGGGCGCTGCGCCGCATCGACGCCGCCAAGCTGCTGGAACAGACCAACGGCCTGATCCGCACCATGGGGCAGGAAGCCGCCGCCAATGACCGCCTCGCCGATGCGGCCAAAGGCTCGGTGGCCGACACCATTCTGGCGGAACGGACCAACTGGCTGGCCGAGCAGGCTTCCAAGGGGCTGACCGATGCCAATGGCGACTTGGCAGCCTCCTACGCCCAGGTTCAGAAATCGCGCGCCAACAGCGAAGCGGCCCGCGCCGTCGCCGATCTGGAACGCGAGATCAATGCCCAGGTTCGTCTGGCCGAGGCGGTGCGCAGCAGTGAACGCACCAAAGTCCGCGACGTCACCATCGACAATGATGTCGCCAAATTCGCCCGCGGCCACAAGCTGGCCGAGGATGATCCCAAGGTGGATGAGTACCGGGCGGCCCGCTCGCGGCAATACGCCGAAGCGGTCAAGGACGAGGCCCGCCAAACCACGCTGGCCTATGACGCCACGCAGCGGTTTGCCGAGGAACTGGCCAAGCTCAACGAGCAGCGGGCCAGCGGCGCTTTGTCGGAAGAGGCCTATACCCGCCGTTATCGGGAATTGGAGCAGGACAAACTGGCCGCCAGCCGCGATTGGCAGGACGGCGCCATCCGGGCGGTGCGGGCCTATGCCGACGAAGCCAGCAACGCGGCGGCTTCAGCAGAGCGGGCCATGTCGGGGGCCTTGCGGGCCAGCGAGGATGCCTTCGTCAAATGGGCCATGACCGGCAAGCTGGCCGGGCAGGATCTATTCAACAGCCTGGCCGAGGAGGCCCTGCGCGCCGCCTGGCGCATGTCGGTGGTGGCGCCCATCTTCGGTGGAGCCGGCGGCGGCATCTTCGGTTCCATGATCAGCGGCCTCGGTGGTTGGATCTCCGGTGGCAGCGGTGGCACCAGCAGCGGTTCCGTCCCGGTGCCGGACACCGGCGCTTTCGCCATCGCCCATACCGGCGGCTTGATCGGTCTCGACCGGCTGGAGACACGGTCGTTCGATCCGGCGGTGTTCATCGGCGCGCCTCGCTTCCATCGGGGCGGCCTAGTTCCCGGTGAGGTGCCGATCATCGCCCAGAAGGGTGAGGAGGTGCTGACGCGGGGCGATCCTCGTCATCGCTTCAACCTGCGCCCCCGCGACGATGCCCCGGTGATGGTCAGTGTGCCGGTCTCGGTCAATATCCAGACGCCCCAGGGCACCCAGGCACGCACTGCGCAGCGCCGCGATTCCGGCGGCGGTCTGACGCTCGACATCATCGTCGAGCAGATCACCGACGCCATGTCCGGCGACATCGTCCGCGGCCAGGGCATTGCTCCGGTGCTGGAGCGCCAGTACGGACTCAACCGCGCCAACGGGGCTTATCGATGATCCGCTTTCCCGCCACCCTGCCCATGCCGCTGGCGGAGCCCTACGCGGTCAAGCCCGCCGACGGGGTGGTCCGCACCGATATGGAGCAGGGACCGGCCCGCCAGCGCCGCGAGTTCACCCAAGTTCCGACCAAAATTCCGGTGAAATGGCGCTTCACCGATGCCCAATACGCGGTGTTCGACGCCTGGTACCAGTGGAAGGGCAAGGCCGGGGCAGAGTGGTTCGTGATCCCGCTGCGCAGCGGTCTTGGCGTGATCGACCATGTCGCCCGCTTCACCAAACAGTACGAGGCGCCGCTGTCCTCGGGCGGTTTCTGGCTGGTGACGGTGGAACTGGAAGTCCGTGACCGCCCGGTCCTATCTGAGGCCGAACTCGACATCCTGCTGGATTCTTCTTGGACCGACCTGTCCGGCGCGGTCACCGGCCTCGATTCCCTCGCCAATATCATCCTGTCCGATCACATCGGAGCCTGATCCATGACCATCAAGGACGACCTTCTCGCCGCCACCGCCAAGGCCGACGGGGCGGCGCAGATTCTGCACGACGTCGCCCATGGCCCCGCCACGGGGGCAGGCAGCACCGTGGCCACCGGTACTGGCTCGGTCAAGACGGTGGCCAAGGCGATGGCCGATATGGAAGCCGACATCACCAGCCGGATCGGCTCCATCGATCAGGCGGTCACCGATACCGCCGCCGATGCCGAGGCGGCTGCCTTGTCCGCTGCCATTGCCCAGGCCAGCGAATTGGCTGCTGCCGCCTCGGCCAGCGCAGCCCAGGTGGCCAAGGTCACCTGGAAAGGACCCTGGTCCGCCGTCACCGCCTATGCCGTGCATGACGCGGTATCCTTAAGCGGCTCGTCCTATGTCGCCATTGCTCCCGGCACCAACCAGCCGCCGCCCGATGTGGCCTATTGGCAGGTTCTGGCCGCCAAGGGTCTCGACGGCATCGGAGCCGGCGACATGCTGGCAGCCCAGAATCTCGCCGATTTGCCCGACAAGGCGGCGGCCCGGAGCAATCTCGGCCTGGCGATCGGCACCCATGTTCAGGCCCATGATGCTGAACTGGATGCCCTGGCCGGTCTGGTCAGCGCCGCCAACAAGCTGCCCTATTTCACCGGAGGGGGCAGCGCTGCCCTGGCGGACCTGACCGCCGCCGGCCGCGCCCTGCTCGACGATGTGGATGCTGCGGCTCAGCGTACCACATTGGGCCTGTCCGACGCGGCCACCACCACGGTGGCGACCATCCGGGCCGGGGTGGACGTCTCCAGCCGGGTGGCCAAGACCGGGGATACCATGACCGGGTCGTTGACGGCACCGGGCTTCACCACATCGGGAAGCTCCTCCACCGCTACCGGCTTCAAAATCGCCAGCGGCACCGACCTCGCCAATATCTTCGCCCGCCAGCTGTCGCTGGGCGGCAGCCTCAGCGGCAACCTGACCAACGGCGTGCTGACGCTGTCGGGCGGCTATTGCTCCTACTGCTCGTACTGCACCTGCGCGTGCAGCGACTGCTCCTGCTGAACCGGGGAATCGCCATGTCCATCAGCTATACGGTCACCGGCAAGGTCGGCGTCGGCTTTGCCGTCAGCGTCTCCGCCTCGGGATTTACGAGCCGGGTCTATTCGGAGGATTCCTATCATTTCGGCTCCCCAGGAACGGTGGCGCCGGTTGACGGAGATACTCTTCACCCTGATCTGGCCGGGAAAAGCATATTTGTTGGTCCCGAGATACCATTCGACTGGGACTGCTTCCAGACGTTGACCGAGGTTTCGGATCGCGCGTGCATCGTGTTCCCCCTCCATTATCGGGGTCAGGTCGAAGCGCCATACAACCGTGATCTCGACACCTACCTGTCGAAGCGGTCTGGGGCCGACGAGTTCATCAAAAACAGGGTTCATACTGCATTTCACCTCTACGTGCCCGAGAAGGGATGCAGCTTCACCGACTGCGCCCTGCATGCCTTCATCGGCTCGGACTATCCCCTGATCACCAACGTGGAGATGGTGGCCAGAACCGCAGACGAGATCAGGGCTTCGGCGATGCCGGGATTGAAGCTGTCCGGCCCGTCCGGGATCAGCCCGGAAGCGTATGCCCTTATCCAGGTGGTGGCGACCAATGCGGATGGCAGCATTCGGGACACCGTGTCCAGCACGGTATTCCTGGAAGAGGTCAACGGCTATCTGCCCAAGCGGCGGGTTGACCTGGTCAACGGCGTCGGACAGTTCCGAGTCGGCGCCCTCGGCCTGGTCAGTGGCGATACCGTGCGGGTCAAGGCCGGGTTTCGCTTCTACACCGGCCTGGCCGACATCACCCTTCCGGTCGGGGAGGTGTGATGTTCACCCTGATCATGCGCCGACCGGACGGCTCCACCTTCCGGCTCGTCCTGGACATCCGCACCAGCCGCCTCACCGACGAGGCCGGGCGGCTGATCGACATCTCGCCCCTGGGCGTGGTTTACGACAATGAGGGGGAGACGCTGCGCGACGCTCCCGGTACCACCAGGGAGCGGGCCGAACCGAAATCCAGGTCCGTCAAAGTGCTGCGCATCCAGCTTGGGCTGGCCTGCAATTTCTCCTGCGCCTATTGCGTCCAGGACCGGGCACGACCAGCCCATGACGAGAAACCCTCCGACGTGGCGGCGTTCATCGCCGGGCTTGATGCTTGGATATCCGGTGCGCCGGCCGTGGTCGAACTGTGGGGCGGGGAGCCTTTGCTCTACTGGCACAAGCTCAAGCCCCTGGTGGAAGGACTGCGCCACCGTTGGCCGGAGGTCAAGCTTCGGCTGACCACCAACGGCTCGCTGCTGGACATGGACAAGGTGGATTGGCTGGTAAGCCTCGGGGACGTCTCGGTGACGGTCTCCCATGACGGCCCCGGACAGCATCTGCGGGGGAAAGACCCGCTGGACACCCTCGAGACGCTGGAGGCCATCCGCTCCCTGTTCGCCCGGCTCGGCACCTTCGCCAAGTTCCATGCGGTGATGTCGCTGCCCCATCACAGCCCCATCGCCCTCCTGCACTACTTCTTCGACCGGCTGGGCACCACCGACATCCAGGTCTCCAGCAGCGGGCTCAAATACCCGCCCACGAAGGATTCCGGGCTGCATCTGGTGCCCGGCAATCCTGATGAATACACGGCGATGCGCCACGACTTGGCCAGGGAGTTCCGCACCCCTTACGTCTTCGCCAACGCCATCGTGGCAGCGCCGCTCCGCCATCTGCTCTACCAGTTCGCCAAATCGGTTCCCGCCCGCGCCCGTGGCCAGGGCTGCAACATGGACAACCCCGAGCATCTGGCGGTGACGCTCAGCGGCGATGTCATCGTCTGCCACAACACCAGCCCGGCCACCCACAAGATCGGCAGTGTCCATGATTTCGACGCCATTCGGCTGGGCCATAGCACCTCGTGGCACCACCGGCCGGAATGCAGTTCCTGCCCGGCGCTGCTGAGCTGCGGCGGGGCCTGCATGATGATGGAGGGCCGGGAGCGCGTGCTGTCCTGCGACAACAACTTCTCCCATGGCCTGGTCTATCTGGCGACGCTGCTCTACGCCCTGACCGGGGCCAAACTGCTGCGGATCGAAGGCCAGCGCATCCGCCATCTGGGTATCACCAGCTTCGATTTCTGAAGGGGAACGACCATGCTTTTCCGCCTGCATCTGATGGGGCCGGACGGCGCGTCGAAGACGGCCATCTACGACACCACGACGTCGGGCCTGATTATCGACGGCCAGCCCTTCGCCGAGGTCGAGAAGGACTGCGCCACCCCACCGTCCGTTTTGGTCTCGCCATCGACGCCTGGATACAAGGGCGGCCCGTTCAAGCGCCTCAAGATCCAGATGGGTCTGGCCTGCAACATGGCCTGCTCCTACTGCCTCCAGGTGACTCATCGGGAGGAGAAGACCAGCACCCTCGATGCCGAGGTGTTCCTCGCGGGCCTCGACACTTGGTGGCGGCCGGACAGGGATGAAAACCTGCGCATCGAGATCTGGGGAGGCGAGCCGCTGCTGCATATGGCCAAGCTGCGGATTCTGGTGACCGGGCTACGAGCTCGCCACCCCAAGGCCAACATGTTGGTCATCACCAACGGCACCCTGTTGACCCTGGAGATCGCCCGGTGGGCGCGGGAGATGGGGCTGCATCTGGCCATCTCCCATGATGGGCCGGGCCAGAGATCCATGCGCGGCCTCGATCCGCTGGAAATCCCGGCGGCGCTGGAGGCCATCCGGTGGCTGGTGGCCGAGCATCCCCATCACGTCAACTTCAACTGCGTCCTTACGCCGGGGAATCTCAGTCTTGGCCGCATCCGCCACCACCTGGAAAAGGCCCTGGGCGTGGAGGAGATCGCCCTCTCGACCGAGGGCCTAGTGCAGGTCGATGGCGGTCAGACCTCCCCCCTGTCGGATGTGGACCACGAGGCCATCCGCCTCTCCCTGCTGGACGAGATGATCAGCGGCGAGGGCTTGCGCAACATCACCATCGCCCAGAAGGTCCGGGATTTCCACCTGTCGCTGGCCAGTCGGCGACCGCTGTCCTCAGTGGGGCAGCGGTGCGGCATGGACCGGCATCACCAGATCGCGGTGGATTTGAAGGGCAACGTGCTCACCTGCCAGAACACCCCGGACCGGGAAATGCGGATCGGCCACGTCTCCGCCATGGACAATGTTCGTCTCGACACCGCGACGCATTTCAGTCACCGGCCCGGATGCATGGCCTGCCCGGTGGTCCATCTGTGCCAGGGGGCCTGCATGTACGCAGAGGGCGACGACTGGGACGCCACCTGCCGCAACAGCTTCACCTTCCACGCGGCAATCATGTCGGGCGCCATGGTCCACCTGACCGGCATGGCGATCACCGACATCGAGACTCTCCGGTAATCATGCCCGATCCCGCTCTCGAAGAGGCGATCCGCGAGGCCTATGCCTCGTGCCCCACCAACGCCATTCCGCTCCACACCATGGAACTGCGCCATCCCGCCTTCGTCGATGACTTGGGCAACCCCACCGCTGTCCGGGTGGTTCGCAATTACGAAGACGAGGTCACTTGGCGCGAACGCGGCGGCGCCGAGGTCGCAGCGGTGCTGGACGTCATGACCCCCGAGGCCCGCAGCCGGGTCGGGCTGGTGGCCCGCCTCGAGCCCGACGCCCCGGTCAATGCCGGCCAGATGGTCCCCTTCATCGCGCTCGCCTTCGATTTCCAATTACCCGAGGTCAGTTCCGCCCCGGTGCCCGAACTCACCGTCACCATGGACAATGTCGGCCGCGAGCTGATGGAGCCGCTCGAAGCCGCCGCCACCTCCCTGGTCCGTATCGAGGTCACCTACCGTCCCTATCTCGACATCGATCTCGACGGTCCCCAGATGGACCCGCCGCTGACCATGACCCTGGTCCACGTTAACTGCACCGCCACCCAGATCACCGCCCGCGCCCAGATGTCCCAGATCGGCAACAAGGCCTTCCCCTGGCGCACCTATACCCAGCGCTGCTTTCCGGGGCTGGGGGGATGAAAGCTCACGAAAGGTGGTGTGGTGATCCTATTTTCGCGATGGCGATCCCGGTCCTTCGTCTCGGAACAGAGTATCGGAAAGGTGGCGTATCATGGTCCTGACCGTGGCGTCGTCCTTGACATCTTTGTGGCAGACCAGAAAGAAAGGCAACTCAGCTCGGACACCGAGATCGAGAGCCACCGCGTCGGGCTCCCGGTCCAGCAGCCCGACCGGCTGAAGCGACAGGCCGATTCCCATCCGTGTCACGTTCCCCAATACGATGGATGATCCGGTTCTGTAGGGCACCATGGGGTGTCGCTCCAGCATTTCCGCCCATGGCCGCATTCCCCCTTCCTTCCGGTAATGCATGACATGGGCACAGACGGGGAAGTTGACGACGTCTTCAAGAGAGGTTGGCCGCCCCCAGTCGTCGATGAATGATCTGCTGCAGACCGGGACCAGCACCAGCGAGGATTTCTGAAGGACCACCACATCCGGATCGGTCGGGTAGGCGTAGACCACGGTAATGTCGGCTTCACGCCTCGTCAGATCGACGCTCTGGCCAGCATCCAGAATCTGGACGTCAAGGGTCACATTGGGATGCTCCCGGTGAAATCTCCGGAGCTTCGGAGCCAGCCAATAACCTGCCATCCCATCGGTCATGGCCAGGCGTAGACGACCGGAAATGGCGCTGCTCCGCTCCATATCCAACGCCGCCGACGCCATCAATCGCTCCATTTGCTCCGCCAACCGATACAGACGGTTGCCAGCCTGGGTCAGAGTGAGTCCGACGCTGGTCCGGAAGAACAGTTTCGCCCCAACATCGGCTTCAAGATCACTCATTCTCTTGCCCAACGTCGGCTGGGTAAGCGTCAATGTTTTTGACGCTGCCCGCAGCGAACCGGCGCGCGCGACCCCGAGGAAAATATAGACAAGCTCCCAGTTTCTCAGCATTGGACGCCTCATCTCCGTGATAAATCAGCTTATCACCATGCCACAGATTATGAATTACACCTCGTCGCTATTGATTGCATACGATCCGCCGCATGTTTTCACGAGGTGCGCCATGCAGTCCGAGACCAGAAAAAATAATCAAATTCAGGTAAAGATCGCTGGTGGTATTGAGGAGATGGTTCAAGCCATCGCCATCCGCTCGGCTGTTTACGTGGGGGAGCGGGGATGGTCGTTTAAGGAGGAATGGGACGGGAATGATTTCACTGCCACCCATCTGATCGCGACTGTGAATGGGGATCCCGCCGGAACCATGGATCGCGTCCCAAGACGTGGTGTAACAGCGGTGTCGCCGTCTGATCCTCGGCCGGGTTGGCCGTGTTGATCAAGCTGCCGCGACGGGCGGCAGGCTCACCAGGGGATCATCGCTCAGGGGAGCGACGGTTTCCAGGGTCATGTAGCGGGATCGCTGCACGGCCCATTCGTCGTTCTGTTCAAGGAGGATGGCGCCGATGAGGCGGGTGATGGCGTCTTCGTTGGGGAAGATGCCGACCACCTCGGTGCGGCGCTTGATCTCGCCGTTGAGGCGCTCGATGGGATTGGTCGAGTGCAGCTTGGTGCGGTGCGCCTGCGGGAAGTCCATGTAGGCCAGGACATCCATCTCGGCATGGTCCATCAACTCGGCCAGCTTGTGCGCCCTGGGGCGAAGCTGATCGGCGACCTGGCGCCATTGGGCGTGGGCGGCGGCATTGGTTTCCTGGGCAAAGGCGGTGCCGATGAAGGCGGAGACCACCCGGCGGCCCTGCTTGCCGGCATGGGCCAGGACGTTGCGCATGAAGTGGACGCGGCAGCGCTGCCAGGTCGCATTAAAGACCTTGGAGACGGCGGCCTTGATGCCCTCGTGGGCGTCGGAGACCACCAACTTGACGCCGCGCAGGCCGCGACGGGCCAGCTTGCGCAGGAAGTCCTTCCAGAAGATCTCGGCCTCCGAGGCGCCGATGGCCATGCCCAGCACCTCGCGCCGCCCGGCGGTGTTGGCGCCCACCGCGATGATCACCGCCACGCTGACGATACGCCCGTCCTGGCGCACCTTCACATAGGTGGCGTCCAGCCAGACATAGGGCCAGTCGCCCTCGATGGGCCGTTCCAGGAAGGTGGTGATCTTGCCATCGATCTCGGCGCACAGGCGCGAGACCTGGCTCTTGGAGATGCCGCTCATGCCCATGGCCTTGACCAGATCGTCCACCGAGCGGGTCGAGATGCCCTGGACGTAGGCCTCCTGGATGACGGCGGTCAAAGCCTTTTCCGCCATGCGGCGCGGCTCCAGGAAGCCGGGGAAGTAGCTGCCCTTCCGCAGCTTCGGGATGCGCAGTTCCACCGTCCCGGCCCGGGTCTCCCAGTCCCGCTCCCGGTAGCCGTTGCGCTGGGCCAGTCGGACGGTCGGGTTGCGCTCACCGTGTCCGGCGCCGGTCAGTCCCTCGACCTCAAGCGCCATCAGCCGCTCGGCAGCAAAGCCAATCATCTCGCGCAGCAGGTCGGAATCAGCGCTCTTCTCCAGAAGCCCGCGAAGGGCCATCATCTCGTCGGTCATCGTCTTCATCCTTGGTTCGGTTGTCGGTGTCGCAACCAAACCCTACCGAAGATCGACGATGACCACCCCGAGATTGGGGCCGCCTGGGGACGACGTCTCCGGGCGCTACGCGCCCTACGCCATCATCCCCAGGCAAACGCTGCTACACCACTCGGCGGGACGTGACCGAACCATGCGGATTCGATACTTCGCTGATTTTGTGAAGATCGAGCGACTGGCCATTCTTCCCCATTACCGGAAAAGCCGGTATGGCGCGCGTGGTGTCGCCTGGGCCTTGGGTGAGTTCGCGCTGGATTTTTGCCGCCGCAAAGGGTTTACGCGATTCTATGGTCACGCACTGGAGGATCTGGTTCCGTTCTGGAATAAGCTATCTGGTGGATTCCTGCTTCCCATGCCGGGTGAAGCCCCGTTCGAATGCTCCGGTAAGATGGTGGTTCCCATGTTCGGAGAGACGGAGGCGAAATCCGACGCGATCACTCACGACAGTGGCCATTACGTCATCGTTCGGCCCGAAGGGAACTGGGATAGCCCCGGATACTGGGAACTCAGCGAGGTTCCAGTGAAATGCGCCTGACGGACGAAGTCATTTCCCGGCTGATCCGTGATATCGCGGCGGGCATCTTCCCTCCGGGCGAACGCCTGCGCGAAATCCCCATCGCTCAACGATATGGGGTTTCCCGCACTCCGGTTCGCGAAGCACTCGTGGCATTATCGGTTCGCGGAGTGGCGGAAATCCGCAATGGCCGCGGCTACATCGTCTCCAAGCCGCTTCCCGCGCCGATCATCCAGTGTCCTCACTGTGGCGGCACGATAGAGTCGAGGCCTGTTTTCAGCGCATAGCCGCCCATCGCACCCAGGTGGCCGACCATCTGGTGCGTCAAGATAGTCTGCGGTTTTCTCGCGCCTTCTATCCATCGCGCCGAGTTGGCTTTTTCATATTTCTTCCCCGCTTTCAGCCCCCCGACGCCCCAACCGAAGATTCGCGGTCTGTCGTCCATGCCCGCTTGTGGGCTGCGGTTATTTTTGCGTGACCGCCTTCGGCGTCGTCGCCGCCTTGTAGGCACGAGCCCCCCCCCATTCCTTCTGAAAATCAAATGAGGCCTGGAGCATCGAACTTCGAGGCACAGTCTCTCGTCTTTTCACCAGCCAAGTCTCCACCGGAGACTTGGCTGCCTTCGGCACCGGTTCAAAGCCGTGCCCGGTTTGGGCGGGAGCCCAACCGCGAAGCGGAGCATTCCACCATGCACTGGGCCACGCCCTATATCGGCCAGCCGTGGTCGAAGCACGGCCAGGGGCCGGAAGCTTGGAACTGCTGGAGCTTCTTCCGCCATGTCCAGCAGGCCCATTTTGAGGTCGAGACCCCAATGGTGCCCTATGCCGACGATCTGCTGGTGCTGGCGCGGCTGTTTCGCGATCACCAGGAGCGCGGGCACTGGCAGCCGGTGACCGCGTATCGAGACGGTGACGGGGTGATGATGCGCACCGCCCGCTACCCCATCCATGTGGGGGTGTGGCTGGAGGTGGACGGCGGCAGGGTGCTGCACTGCGCCGCCGGATCGGGGGTGGTGTGCCAATCCCGGCGCGATCTGGCAGCCAATGGCTGGCGGATCGACGGGGTTTACCGCCATCGGGGAGCGACATCATGAGGGCGCGCGTCACCCTGGTGGCGGATGCCTTCAATCCGCTGCGCTCCATGCAGGTGGTGGAGGTCTCCGAACATCTGACTATCCGCACCTTCCTGGATGGTCGCGGCATCAAGGAATTCCCGGTTCCCACCATCTGCCTGAGGAATGGCCGCCCGCTGCTGCGCCGGGATTGGGCCGGGACCGTTATCGACCATGACAATATCGTCGCCTTCATCGCCCAGCCGCTGGGCGGCGGTGGGGGCGGCGGCGGCAAGAACCCGCTGACCACCGTGCTGATGGTGGCGGTGATGGTCGTGGCCATGGTGCTGGGCCAGTACTATGTCGGGCCGATGCTGGCCTCGTCCCTGGGCGTCACCAGCGCCGCCGGCATCGCTACCGTCGGGGCCATTTCGACGGCGGCCATCGCCTCGGTGGGCATGATGGCGGTGGGCGCCCTGGTCTCGGCCCCCAGCCCCGCCACGCCCTCGCTCAACTGGGGCGGCGGTGGCGGGGTGGCGCCGTCTCCCACCTACAGCCTGACCGCGTCCGGCAATCAGGCCCGCCTGGGCCAGCCGATCCCCGAGATCTTCGGGCGTCACAAGGTGGTGTTCGACCTCGCCGCCACCCCCTACCAAGAATATGTGGCTGGCGAGCAATACCTGTTCCAGCTTCATTGCATCGGGGTGGGCCAATACCGGCTCGATGCTCTGATGATCGACGACACCCCGTTGGCCTCGTTCGAGGAGGTGCAATATCAGGTCGTCCCGCCCGGTGCCGCCGTCACCCTGATGGATGCCTGGGTGGTCACCGCGGTGGAAGTCGCGGGCCAGGAGTTGAAAGGCCCCAACCAGCTGACCAATGGCGAGACCGGCTGGGTCGGTCCCTTCGTCGCCAATCCCGCCGCCACCACCGCCCATCACATCGGCATCGACGTGGTGTTCACCAACGGCCTCTACTACGCCAACAATTCCGGCACCCTCGATCCCAAGACGGTGAATTGGGAGGTATGGGGCCGACGGATCGATGATCTCGGGGCGGCGCTGGGGGACTTCATCCTGCTGGCCGCCGAGACCTATACGGCGGCCACCAACACCCAGATCCGGCTGTCCTATAAATATGCCGTCGCTTCGGCCCGCTGGGAGGTGAGGCTCCGCCGCATCAATGACCGTGATCAGGATGGCCGCACCGCCCATGAGATCCGCTGGGGCGAGATGCGATCCTATCTGGAGGGTTCTCCCGATTACGGCGACGTCACCCTGCTGGCGATCAAGATGCGGGCCACCGACAATCTGAGCCAGCGCTCAAGCCGCCTGATCAACGGCATCGTCACCCGCAAGCTCCCCATCTGGTCGCCGGACACCGGCTGGTCCGAGCCGGTTCCCACCCAGGCCATCGCCCCAGTGGCGGCCTATATCATGCGCGCCGCCAACGGGGCGCAACTGGCCGATACCCGCCAGGATCTCGACATGCTGTGGCGGCTGCACTCCGTCTGGGAGGCCCGTGGCGACCGCTTCAGCGGGGTGTTCGACACCACCACCACCGCCTGGGAGGCCCTGGTCAAGGTGCTGCGGACAGGGCGGGCCGCGCCCTATCAGCAGGGCGGTATCGTCCGCTATATCCGCGACGAGCCCCGCACCCTGCCGGCGGCCCTGTTCAACGGCCGCAACATCGTCCGCGGCAGCTTCGCCATCGAATACGTCATGCCCGGCGAGGACACCGCCGATGCGGTGACGGTGGAGTTCTTCGACGAAATCACCTGGAAGATCGCCGAGATCACCGCCGCCCAACGGGGCGGTGCTATCCGGGTGCTGACGCCATCCGAGATGATCAACGCCCCACCGGAAAAGCCGGGCCGGGTGCAGATGTTCGGCATCACCAATCGCGACCATGCCGGTCGCGAGGCCTGCTTCCTGGTGGCCTGCAACATCTACCGCCGCCGCCTGCCCACCTGGAAGACCGAGCTGGACGGCATGATCCTGTCCTATGGCGAACTGGTGGCCGTCTCTCACCCCATGCCCGCCTGGGGCCAGGGCGGCGAACTGGTCGAGTGGGACGAGACCGCCGGAATCCTCACCCTGTCTGAGCCGGTGCGCTGGAGCGACGGCCAGGCCCACTTCATGGCGCTGCGCCGTCGTGACGGTCGCCTCGATGATCCGGTGGAGATCGAACCGGCCCCCGGCGGTGATCCCTTCCAAATCCGTGCCCTCGACCCGCTGCCCATCACCCCCGACACCGGCGGCGACCGCGAACGCACCTACTACGCCCTCGGCCCCGGCACCACCTGGGCCCAGCGCGTCCTGGTCCGCTCGCTCCGGCCCCGCTCGCGTCAGGTCGAGATTTCCGGAATCTGCGAGGACGACCGTGTCCACGTCAATTGAACCCGACGAGCCTCCTGGCGAGGAGTTGCGGGCAAGGCCCGGCGCCGCTCGTGCGGCGAAAGCCAAGCTGCCGGAGGCAGCGTCCGGCGATTGAGGACAACCAAATGAAAGGAGCACCACCATGGTTTGGCGCAACCTGCCGCCCGAGATGCAGCACACCCTGGCCGGACTGGCCTGGGCCTGTTGGTGGGCGTTGATCGGCCGCTCGCTCTATCACGCCAATCTGGTCCGCCAGGGGAGGCGGCGGTTCTGGTCGCTCACTTTGGCCTGGGAACTGATGATCGCCATCGGCATGGGCGTGGTGGCCGGAGGCGCCGCCGAATACCTCCAGCTTTCCGGCATGGCCGCCGCCGGCTTCATCGCCGCCATCAGCTATCTCGGCCCCCGCAGCATCGAAGCCGTCCAGATTTGGGCCGAACGCAAGGTCGGCATTTCTGATCCCAAGGACTGAGCAAATCCCGCCTTTTTCATTCCCCATGGCCGCCTCAGGGCGGCTTTTCCATTGGAGGTTCCCCATGACCAAGGACAGTGTCGTGCCGCGCGGCATCCGCCTCAACAATCCCGGCAACATCAAGGAATCCCCCGGCGACAAGACTCAGTGGCAGGGCGAGCGGGCCACCGACGACGATCCGGTGTTCGAGGAATTCATCAGCCCCGAGGCCGGTATCCGTGCCCTGGCCCGCATCCTGCTCGGCTATCAACGCCGCTATGGCCTCAATACCGTGACGGGGATCATCACCCGTTGGGCGCCGGGCTGCGAAAATAACACCGGCTCCTACATCACCCATGTCGTATCCCGCCTGGGCGTAGCGCGCGATCAGGCCATTGACCTGACCAACGCCGACACCATGGTGGGATTGATCGAAGCCATCATCCGTCATGAAAACGGCCAGCAGCCCTATGCCAGAGAGGTGATTTTGGCCGGGGTTGGCATGGGGCTGGGGAGCGCCTGA